GCGACTGCGCCCTGGATCAGGTCGTCGCGCTGCAGGTACGCGCGGTTGAACTTGGACTCGGCCTTGGCCAGGTCGGTCGCGCCGCGCAGGCCCTTGACGTGCTGCTGGAACTCGACGGTGGCCTGGAAGAGGCCGTAGGCGGTGTCGGCGACGCCCTCGCTGGTCGGGCCGTTGAGGATGCCGGAGAACTCGTCGCGGGCGTTCTCGATGTTCTGGCGCACGCGGTCCGAGATCTCGACGCCCTGCTTCGGGTACCGGGTCGGCCCCCAGGCGTCCACGAACAGCGCCTTCTGCTTCTTGGTGACCTTGATGTTCACCAGGTCGGCCATGAGGGCCTGCCAGAACTGCAGGTCCTCGCGCCACAGGGCGACGGCGCCCTTGGCCTGCTCGATCCGGTCCTTCAGGCCGGACGTGTGGTGGAACGTGAACTCCGTGCCCCGCCTCTTGGCCTCCAGGTCGGCGGCCTGCGCGGTGTTGTCGCAGATGATCCGGGTGAACAGCGCCTGCCCGCGGAACGAGCCCCGGCCGTCGTGGTTGGTCTGGAGGGCGAAGTAGGGGATCGTCTCGCCGTTCGGGTCGCCCAGGACGGCGATGGGCTCCTGCAGCCGCAGGAGCATCCAGACCTTGCGGCCGCCCTGGAGGCTGCCCGCCGTCTCGACCTTGACCTCGCCCGCGGCGATGCCCTCGACGGCCTCGGCGACCTCGGTCAGGGCCTTGTTGTTGGCGTGCTCCAGGCTCTCCGCGACCTCGGCGGACACGGCGCGGAAGTACTCGCCGGTGTCGGAGCGGGAGACGCCCATGTCCGGGACGGGCTCGTAGACCGGGCCGCCGCGCTCGTCGATGCCGACCACGCGGTACAGCGTCTCGGTGACGGGCTCCCAGTCGAGGGTGGCCTTGCGGGCCTCCTCGGGGGTCTTGTGGTCGTCCCAGACGTCGGCCAGGCTGTGCCAGCCCGCGTCGCGGACGCTCCCCACCCGGTCGGTGGCGGTGATGTTGTGGGTCATTGTCGGTTTCCTCTCGGTTTCGGCGCCTCTTCGCGCCGCTGGGTCCAACTATACCCCCTGCGGACGTAAAATGCAACCCTTTCCTCGGAATTTTTCGTTCGCCCAGGTCAAGGCGAGGTTTCCCCGCGCGCCCCTCGCGTGTCGTCCTCCCAGACGACCCTCAGGCGCCACGCCCTCAGCACCGGGGCGCACCGCTCGCACGGTTCCTTGGTGAGATAGATCGTGCCCAGGTTGATGTCGGCCGCGTGGCCGCGGTCCACGGCGTCGTTGATCGCGTTTACCTCGGCGTGGGTCGCGATGCACGGGTTCGAGGCGTAGCCCGGGCCGCCCTCGCTGGACCGCGGCAGGCCGCTCCGGCCGCGCGGGCAGGCGCCGTCCAGGCACGACCTCTCGCCCGCGGCGACCCCGTTGTAGCCGGTCGACACGATGCGCCGGGCCTGGACCAGGACGGCCCCCACCTGGCTCCTGGTGCACTCCCCGCGGGCCGCGACGGCGCGGGCGATGCCCAGGAAGTACTCGTCCCACCCGGGTCGCCTGTGCGGCGCCCGCGGCTCCGGGTAGCCCCCCGGCCAGGCGCCCGCGGCTTCCTCGGGCGCGCAGCCGTGCATCATCGTCACGACAGCGCCCCCTCCAGCGCGCGCCGGGCCTCGGCCCAGACGCGGCGGTCCTGCAGCACGGGGTACCGCCTGCGCAGCGCCACGGTCGACGGCAGGGCGGAGGTCGTCTCCAGGCCCGCGAAGAACCGGAGGAACACGTACTCGCGTTGCCGCGGCGTCAGGGACTCCAGGGCCTTCGCGACGACGCCGCACATGTACGCCCTCTCCACGAGGTCGAGCGTGTCCACGAGGTCGAACACGCGCTCGGCCTCCTCCTGCTCGAACGCGTCCAGGCTCACGGCGGGCCGGGCCTCGGCGTGGTGCCGGGCGGCCCGGTGGCCGGTGGCGGGCCTGCCCCGGAAGGCCACGTCCCTCATGCGCGCCTTGGCCGCGGTCGTCAGCCACGAGGGCAGGCTGCCCCGGTCGCCGTCGAACGTCTCCATCGCGCGCCACATGGCGACGCGGCCCTCCTGCGCGATGTCGTCCACGTCGCCGGGGTTCCGCGCGTAGGCGTGCGCGACCTTGTAGAGCCAGCGGTGGTAGTCCGCCAGCACGCCGTCCGGGTCCTCGATCACCCGTGCACCCACTCGCGCCAGGCCGCCTTCTCGCACGCCTCGCTGCAGTACGCCCACCCGACGAGGGAGGGGTACCGGCACCGCCGCCTGCGGAAGGCGATGCCGCAGATCCGGCACTGCCGGACCGGGGCCAGGCCCCGCAGGAACAGTCCGAGCCGCCGCTTCATCCCCATCCCCCTACTCTACCCGGATCTGGTTGCCGTAGACGGCCTGGATCAGCGCGTGGCCGCGCTCGCCCAGGTCGGCCAGGGCGGCCTCGAACTGCTGGCTCATGAACGCCGGGTTGCTGCCCCAGGGGTTCGGGTCCTCCACGACGAGCATGTGCCCCTCGCCGGACTCCGTCTCGATCGCGATGGTGACCTTCCTGATGTTGTTGCTCACTTGCTCTCCCTCCCCACGGACACCCGGCCGGTCGGCCAGTGGCGGTGCCAGGCCAGGACCTCCGGCGCTGGCCCGTCGTGGTGCAGCACGTAGCCCTCCAGCGCGGCCGCCGCGACCCTCGCGCGGTTGGCCGGGGTCAGCAGGTCCATCCACGGACCCTCGCCGGGCTCCAGCGCCTGCGCGGACGGCTCGACCATGAGCGTGTGCACGAGGTCGCCGATCCCCGCGCCCTGCCACTCGACCAGGCCGCCGCGGACGCGCATCACGGTCATGTAGCCCTGCACGACCTCCTCGGCGTTGGCCGCCCGGCTGAACGAGGACCCGACGGACCGCATCACCCTCCTCATGCCCCGCATCGCCTCCGCGACCGCCTCGGCTGCGGCCCGCAGGCCCCGGGTCATGGTGTTGCCGTCCACGGTGACCGTGGGCAGCCGTGGTGCGCCCAGGACCAGTCGGCCCGGGACGGTGCGCGCCCAGTCCGGCCTCGCCAGCGCGCGGTAGTACTTGCTCACGTCGCCCATCTCTCCCTCGCTCACTTCATCCTCTCCCTCACGCGCTCGGCCCAGGACGCCGACAGCGCCGACACCTGGACCAACTCCTCGTACAGCCTCTCGGGGTCGGACTGCTCGAACGCCTCGGCGACCTCCTCGCGGAGCATGCGCAGCCACGTGCACTGCGCCCTGGCGGCGGCCTGGGCCTCGTGCGAGCCGTCCTTGGGGTAGTCCCACTCGGCGCGGAAGATCTCGGTGATCACGTTGGCACCGAAGTCGCCCGTGTACGCGCTCTGCGCCGCGTCCACGACGGGCCGCAGCCACTCCACGCCTCCCCCGGTGCCGTCCGGCACGTCGCGGTTGGTCCCGTAGTTCTGGAACTGCCAGGCCCGGTGGTCGGCCACGTCCCGCAGCACGGCCTGGGTCGGGCAGCCGCGGTGCCAGTCCCAGGGGCCGCCGTGGTCGCCGCACACCATGCCGTCCTCGTCGACCTCCGGCCTGCACGTCACGACTCGCCCTCCGCCCACTCGCCCAGCATGGAGAGCACGTCGCCCAGCGACTGCCCGCCCTCGCGGTTAGGGATGATCAGCGGGCCGATCTTCCTCGTCTTGCGCATGACCTGGACGGCCTTGCCGTGCGTGAACGTCTGCACGACCTTGATGGAGCCGTCCGGGCTCCGCAGCGCGTCCTTGATCTCCTCGGTGGCCTGCTCGGGCGTGATGCTCATCGTCCTACCCTCTCGTCGTTTGTCCCTGGGAAGCACTGCCTGCACAGCCGGACCGCGTCGCCCGGCGCGCCGTCGTACGGCTCCTGCTCGCGGACCTCGGCGGCCGTCAGGGTGGTCGCCCGCTTCAGCGGGAAGGCGTTCGGGGTGCAGCCCCGGCCGACCGTCCAGATCGACGCCCTCGCCATGCCCCACGAGTGGAACGGCGGGAACCAGGTGATGAAGCCCTCGTGCGTGCAGCGGTGGATGACGTTGCTGTTGGCGCCCCTCACGTAGTCCCTGTGGAACCTCACGCGCCTCTCGGTCAGGCGCCGGTTGATCGCGTGCCAGCCCGCGCAGTGCGTCTGGCTGTTGTTCGACCTGCCGTCCTCGTACCAGTGGATCGAGTGCTCGGTACCCTCGTACGGGCAGGGCAACGGGTCCGGCACGAGCGCCAGGACCGGCGCCTCGGGAGGGTCCTCGTCCTCGCTCGTCGCCTCCAGGTCCGGCAGGGCGCCGCAGCGCGGGTCGTTGCGCATGCAGTTCAGCACGCCGCGCACCATGCCGGTCGTCAGGTCCAGCCCTTCGGACACGCGCATCTGCATGCCCAGGAGGAAGTCGAACTCGCCAGTGTAGCCCTCCAGGTAGCGCTCCGCCGCGGCGAAGGCCACGCCCGGGTTGCGCCGCACGTCCTCGTCGGAGTAGCGCCGGTCGACGCCCACGCGGCTCACAGCAGGGCCTCGTCTTCCGGGCTCAGCCGCACGGTCCTGACCTTGCGCCTCCGGCGCGGGGGCGGCGGGATCACGACCGGCTCGGCGAACAGGCGGGCCTGGCGGGCCTTCAGACCCTCGTCGCGCCAGTAGTCGACCGTCTCCGTGTCGGGCTCGTCGTCGCCGAAGGCGGCGTCCATCATGAGGTCGAAGCACTCCCGCTCGCGCGGGCTCTCGGCCTCCTGGTCCCACGGCATCCCGCTCACGGCAGCCTCGCCAGGAGGGAGGTCGCGACCGAGGACAGCGCCGAGACGGCCCCGACCTCCAGATAGAAGGGGTCGTGGTAGGCCATGCCCGTCACCAGCGAGGCGACGGCCATCGCCAGCAGGACCAGGGCGACGAGGATCGACCCGAGGTCGTGCGCGACGTGGCGCCGCTGCCTAGACACGGTACGACCCCATCCTGCGCAGGACCTCGGCCTCCACCAGGTCGCGCTGGGCGCGGTGGTGGGCCCTGCGCTCGCCCTCGGGCGAGCCGTGCATCTGGTGGGTCAGGGCGGCGAAGGCCCGCAGCAGGGCCTCGTCCTCGTAGCCGGTCAGGTCGGGGTCGCCCTGGACCAGGGTCGCGGGGCCGCTCTGCACGGCGTCGATCGCGCCGTGCCTCTCCTCGAAGGTGCTCACGACCCCTCCACCCGGAAGTAGATCGTCTCGGGGCGGGACTCGGCGAGGCGGGCCACGACGGCCTCGCTCTCGGTGCCGACGACGCCCACCGCGGCGGGGGTGTCGGGCCAGAGGCTCCCGTAGGCTCGGAACTGGTACATGGTCGGTTTCCTCTCGGTTTCGGCTTCGGTCCGCCCATCATACCGCGTGCAGACCGAAAATGCAACCCCTTCCGGGGAAGAGTTTCAGCGGTGCGCGGAGTACACCGTGTCGTTGCCGGAGCGGGCCACGGTGTCGCTGCCCGCGCCGCCGCGCACGGTGTCGGCGCCGCCCCCGGTGACGGTCGCCTGGTCGGCGCCCGGGCCGAGGCGGACGACCTGGCTGCCGCCGGTCCCGGTCACCTCGTCGGCGCCGGTCCCGGTCGAGACGGTCGCGACGGCCACGCAGTACACGGCGTCGCTCCCGGCCCCGGTGCGGATCGCGGCGTCGCTGGCCGTCAGGTCGTTGCACGTCCGGCCCTCGTCGGCGGGGTTGATCACGTCGCCCAGCGGGGTGAGCACCTGGACCTCGGGCGTGTCCAGGAGGGACAGCATGTTCACCGGGCCGCTGCCCGAGTAGGGCTCGGTCCAGTCGGCGAGGGACAGCGTGTCGGTGCCGGGGTCGGCCTTGCCCAGGTCGGGCGACTCGTTGTCCACGTGGGGCACGGTGATGCCCGCGGTGCCGGGCACGACGAGGTAGGTGTCGTCTCCGGGCGAGCCGACGACGTACCGGCCGACGCACACGAGGTTGTCCTGGGCGGCCAGGGCGCCGCCGTCGCCGGACATGCCGTCGAGGCTGTCCTCCACGGCCTTCTCGGTCACGGCGCCCGGGTGGGAGTCGACGCAGGCCTGGACGGCGGCGTCGGCGGGGTCGGCGGCCCGGGCCGCGGCGGGCGCGGCGAAGACCGCGGCGGCGGCCGCCAAGGCGGCCAGTGCGGTGCGGGTCATGTCGGTTTCCTCTCGGTCTGTCGGCGCCCTCGCGGCGCCCGAGGGGCCATCATAACACGTGCAGACGAGAAATGCAAGTCCCCGCTCAGAGGAAGAGCCCCGCCTCCCGGCAGTAGTCCAGCAGGGCGTCCTGGGTCTGCTCCTTGGCGGCGAGGCGCCGGAGGATGTGCCGGTCCAGCGTGCCGGGCACGCACAGCACGTGGGCGACCACGTTGTCACGCTGGCCCTGGCGGTGCATGCGGTCGATGCCCTGCAGCCACGCCTCCAGTTCCCAGGTCAGGGAGGTCCAGACCTGGGTGTGGCCGCCGTGCTGCAGGTTGAGGCCGTGCCCGGCCGACCGCGGGTGGGCCACCATGACCTCGACCTCGCGGCGGTTCCACGCCTTGATCGCGCCGGGCTCGTCGATGAACCGCGCCCTCGGGCGGCCGCCGCGGCCGTCCAGGCGCCGGAGCAGGTTGTCCTTCTCCTCGACGAACTGGTAGAAGACCAGGAGGTTGTCGCTCGTGCCGTCCCAGATCTCCAGCAGGGCGTCGGTCTTCGCGTCCATCAGGCGGGTGAACCGCGTCGTGTCCTGGTCGGCGTAGATGAAGCCCGCCGTGAGTTGCCTCAACTTCATGGAGAGCGCGGCCGCGTTCGCCGCGGAGTGGACGCCCCCGCCCAGGAGCCGGAGGTCGGCCACGAGGTCGCGCTCCATGTCGCGGTACGCCCTCTTGCAGTCCGGGGTCATCGTGACGTTCACCGGGTTGACCAGGAGTTCCGGCAGGTCCGGCAGGTAGTCCTCCTTCTTCATGGACAGGCAGAGGTCGTACACGGCGTCGTGGATCGCCTGCTCGGCGCCGGGCTTCGGGCCCCACTCGATCGCCTCGTCGGTCCTCTTGTGCCGCCTGGTGACCTCGAAGTACCGCTGCCGGTAGCCCCCGAAGGTGTCGCCGAGGCGCCTCCCCCTGTCCAGCAGGTAGACCTCGTGCCACAGGTCCAGCAGGCCGTTCGGGGCGGGCGTGCCGGTCAGGCCCCAGGTGTGCTCGGTGCGGAACGCGACGTGCCGGGTGTTCCTCGACCGGACGGCGCCGTACGTCTTGTAGCCGGACAACTCGTCTACGATGAGGGTCTTGTACGGGTGCACCCTGTTGTAGAGCACGTCGACCTGCCCGCGGCTTACGACGGTCACGTCGGTCGGCGGCCTCTGGAGCAGCCTCCGGCGCCGCTCGCCCTGCCTGAGTTCCTTGGTCGGCCCCAGGTCGGCCAGGACCTGCATGGAGAGGTCCGGCCGCCACAGGTCGCGCTCGACCTCCCAGACCTCCCGGGCCACGCGCAGCGGCGCCACGACCAGGGCGGGCAGGTGCTCGGGCGTGAGCGCCTGGAGGCACACGGCGGTCTTGCCCAGGCCCATGTCCATGAACAGGCCCGCGCCGCGCTCGCCGGTCCCGTGCAGGTGCCCGATCGCCGTCAGTTGGTAGGGGTGCAGCCGCGGGTCGTAGTTCAACGCCCCTCCTGGTACGCCCGGCGGCGCCGGATCGCGTCGCGGACGGTCGGCTCGAAGATCGCGGCGACGCGCTCGCTGGCCCAGACGTGCAGCGTCCACTCCTCGTCCGGGAAGACGGGCGTGCCCATGCCGTAGTCCATGACGACCTCGACGCACGGCCCGCCGGAGCGCCCGGCCGGGTTGTCGTAGACGTAGGCCACGGTGCCCTCGATCACCCAGGGCGCGCCGGGTTCCAGGCCCTCGGCCCGGCGCTCCAGGTACTCGACCTCGACTAGCGGCCGCTCCATGCGGACGTACCTGCCGACCAGGCCCGCGTAGTCCAGCGCGCTCACGGCAGGCTCAGCCCGTTCGGGGCCGCGAACTGGCGGCGCAGGAAGACCAGGGTGTCCTCGGCCGGTCGGCTGGCGGACACCTTGAGCGTGCAGCCCCCGCAGTCCGGCGGCCGGAGGATCATGTGGTGGCCGTCCAGCACGCGGACGGTGCAGCCCTGCCTCTCCAGGTGGCGCACGGCCTTCAGGACCCGGCGGTCCCACTTCTGCCCGCTACTCCTGCCCATCGCCGACCTCCAGGCCCTCGTGGTGGGCGACGGCCCGCGCGCCCTCCGGCGTGTACTCGCTGTCCCGCCAGTCGATGCCCCAGCGTCGCTTGGCCTCGACCCAGAGGAGCCGGGCGTGGCCCAGGCCGCGGGCGTCCGGCCGGACCCAGACCTCGACGGCGCCGGGGCGCGCCGTCAGCGGGAAGCCCTCGGGGTAGTGGTGCAGCACCCCGGCGAGGTCGCCCGCGGCGTCGTAGCGCAGGAGCACGTCGACCGGAACGGCCGCCTCCGCGACCTGGTGGGCCACGGCGTCGGCCAGGCCGGGGACCGGCGACGCGTACCTGGACGCGACCGCATCCCAGGGAACGATGTCCGGGACGGCCGCCCGGATGACGCCGCTCACAGGACCTTCTCGATCGCCTCGAACAGCGCCCGCTCCACGTCGGACCGGCGCCGGTAGACGAACACGCCCGCCGTCCGGCCGTCGCCCTGCAGGGCCTCGACCACGACGTTCCCGGCGTCGTTGCGGGTGACCTCGATGCGCGGCAGGCGCGGGGACTCCTGCGGCGCCCTGTTCGTCGGCAGGGTGTGGCACACGCAGCCCAGGGGCTGCCAGGCCCCGTCCGCGTCCAGCCACTCCCAGGCGAACAGCGCGCCCGGATGCAGGGACCTAGACGCGATGCGGTACGCCTCGCCCTCGATCTGGTACGTGACCATCTCCATCGGGCTGGCCGGGGCGAAGCCGCACTCCGGGCAGGGGTGCGGCGACGGGTGCTTGTACCCGTGCGGGCAGATGGTGCCCGGGTTCAGCGGGTCGTGCGTCAGGTGGGTCGGGTTCTCCCAGTGCTCGGGGACGAACGGGTGCTCGGTCATGGCCTCTCCTCCAGGGGCGCCACGATGGACCGCAGCGCAGTGTCGACGTGCGCGTCGTCGTACCCTTCCTCGCTGCCCGGCATCCCGCCGGTCAGCCGCGCGGCGGCCCAGTAGAGGTCCCAGCGGTACCTCCTGTCGATGTCCCGCACGGCGTCGCCGCGGGGTATCCGCCGGTCGCGGTAGATGGCCCGGTTGGAGTCGTTGTCCAGGCCGGTCGACCGGATCTTCTCGCGCATCTGCTCCAGGTGCGCGTCGCTGACCTTCACGGCTCAGTCCCGGTCCGCGTAGACGGTGTACGTGCCCGGGTGCAGGGTGCGCCCGGGCTTGTCGAACCCGCGGTGCCCCTCGACGCCGTAGCCGAACAGGCCCCGGCGCGTCTCGCCCAGGGCCGCGAGGCCGTGGTCCAGGATCTCGTCGTACGTGTGCTCGTCCTCGGTCACGACGACCGCGGAGGCGCGGGCGGCGGCCTGGGCGGGCTTGTGGACGCTCTCGACGTGCATGGTCGGCAGGTCGCCGTCGTGGCCGTCGTCGCCCTCCAGGTAGTCGGCCACCCAGGGCCACGTGGCGCGCGTGGCGGCGTCCTCGTCCTCGCCGAAGAACTCGGCGTCGACCTGGCCCGCGCCGCCGACGTGCACGAGGTAGAAGCCGTCGGCCGGTCGGCCGGTGCCCGGGTCGCCGACCTCCGCCAGGAACAGGTCGATCAGGTCGTCGTCGACGTGGACGAGGTAGTGGAGCGACGCGCCGTCCGGGTCGGACGACTGGCGGTGCTGCTCGGCGGGTACCCAGCGGAGGAACGCGGTCGCGTCCTCGGGTGCCCAGGTGGTGCCCTTGCTCGGTGACATCTCGGTTTCCTCTCGGTGCGGGCCGCCGGTCGGCGGCGTCGGGTCCATCATAACACGTGCAGTCGCAGAATGCAACCCCCTCGGTCAGGTTCTCCAGGTGAGCCACAGCCCGCCGAAGACGACGAGGGCCAGGGCCAGGGAGATCAGCAGGCCCAGCACGCAGCCACGGGCCGCGCGCAGGTCCTCCGGCACCCCCACCTGGTCGTCCCTGTCCACCAGGGACACGACCAGGGTCGCGGTGAGCCCGGCGGCCAGCCAGGGCCAGAAGACCCACAGGACGGCCAGCGTGGCGTGCCAGGCGGCGCTCATCGGTCCAGCACCGCGAGCACGTCGTCCCAGCGGTCCTCCAGGTCGCCCCAGCGGTCGGCGATGGTGTTGATCCGGTCCTGGTTCTCCCGCTGCCGCGCCTCGGCCTCGTCCCAGGCCGTCCCGTCCACCAGGGGCTCGACCGCGCCCTGGATCACGGCGTCCAGGACCGGCGGGTCCAGGGCGTCGAGTTCCCAGGAGTCCTCGCCGTACTCGGCGATGTAGCCCCGCGCCCGGCTGTCGGTGACCTTGGCCCAGAACGGCGGGGGCTGGTACTCCTCGATCTGGTCCATGTTGAGGGCCACCCGGCGCACGTCGACGCGGAACCCCGCCATGAGGGACAGGCGGTCCTCGATGTCGCGGGTCATGTCGACGCCGGACGGGTCGTGGTCGCCCAGGTGGATCACGAGCGGCTGCAGGCCGTCCAGCCAGCGGCGGCGCATCCTCTTGGCGGCGGAGTACATCTCCGACTGGCTCATGTAGCCCTTGCAGGCCAGGTGCGGCACGCGCCGCCGCCCGCACGCCCGGGCCACGATGTCGACCAGGGACTCCTTCTCGACCCAGACCTCGGGTCGGTAGACCTGGCCCTCCCACAGCGCCTCGTAGTACCCGTCCTTGACGCCCTCGATGAACTGGCCCGGGTCGTCCCAGCCCGCGAACGACCCGGCGACGTTGCGCGCCCGGTCCTCGATGTGCGACCAGTCGATGAGGCCCGCCATGCGGCCCTCCGAGATCGTGTCGCCCAGGCGCTTGTACGCCTTCTGGCCGTTCTCGCCCCAGCCGCGGGCGACGAACTGGTAGTACACCTGCCGCAGGGTCAGGTTGTAGCCCTGCGCGGCGTACTCCTCGCAGACCTGGTTGACCAGGGCGATGGTGTCCAGGCGTTCCTGCCGGAAGTTCTGGCCCACGAACGCTTCCCTCATCGGTTTTCTCCTTGTTTGTCGAGGCAGTCGGGGCAACGCTTCTGGGGATGCAGGGTGGGCCAGGGGAACGGCTCGTCAGCGGGCCACGACCACCAGATGCCGTCGGCGTTCCGCTGCGGCGACCGGCCACACGCAGCACGAGGGCCGGTCCGCCGCCGCGAGCCGTCGGGGTTCCTCCACTGCGGCTTGTCCAGGTCGACGAGGTGCGCCGTCGACGACCCGTTCGCGATCTGCCACTCCTGCCTCATGAGCAGTTGTCGCAGACGCCCGTGGCGGGCAGGACGGTCCAGCAGCCGGTGCAGGCAGAGCGGCTCATCTCGGTTTCCTCTCGGGTGGTGGGCGGGGGCTCGGCGGCCCCCGCCCGGGGTTGTCAGACCTGGCAGTACGGGTCGGTGCAGGAACAGGCCTCATCGGCGGCGGCGACGGCGCGGGCGGCCAGGTACTCGCGCTGGGCGGCCGCGCCCTTGGGGTAGGCCCACCCGTGGTGCCCGGCGCAGATCTCGCCGTAGCCGATCAGGGCGCTCACCTTGGCGGTCACGGTGTCGCCGCCCAGGGGCTTGCAGCAGGCGACGCACCGGCCGGAGGCCAGGCCCAGGTGGGCGGCCTGCTCGGCGGTCATCGGGGCCATGCCCGCGAGGCGGCGGCCGAGGCCCGGGGCGTAGTCCCAGGACGAGCCGCCCCAGACGCTCGCGTAGGTGTGGGTCTTCTCGCGGTTGTGCTTGACCTGGACGGCGGTGCCGTCGACCAGGACGTAGAAGCCGGGCTCGGCCTGCTCGGCCGGGGCGTCGGCGCCCTTGCGGGGCATGGTCTTGAGCAGGTCGATCAGGCTGCTGGCCACGGCGAAGGCCAGCCCCTCCGGGCTGAGGGCCGCGGCGCGGGCCTGGTCGACGGCGGCCCGGGCGCCGGGGGTGAGGTCGCGGCCCTCGATCAGGTCCTTCAGGAAGGAGTGCTGGCCGGGGGTGGAGCGGCGGGTGGTGGCGGTCATGGCGGTCGGTTTCCTCTCGGTGGTTCCTGGGGGACCATCATAACACGTGCAGTTGCGAAATGCAACCTTTTCGGCGAGGTTTTTCCGCGCGGCGGCCCCGGCCCTCCCGAGCGGGCCGGGGGCCTCGGCGCGCCGTCAGGCCCCGGACAGGGCCTGGGCGACCTCCCCGGGGTCCTCGGAGACGACCATGCCGCCCCCGTCGAAGATCAACTCGGTGCCGTCCTCGTGCCCCCGGAAGCACGAGACGCGCCCGGGGTTGACGAACAGGGGCTCGCCCGTGTCGGCGCTGGTGAGCGTCGCGAGCGCCACGTCAGACCTCCAGCCGGTCCAGGAGCGTCTGGAGCCGCACGGCGAGCCGCTCGGCCTGGTCGGCGGCGAGGCCGACCGTCTCCGCGACCGGGGACGTCTCCCGCCTCGGCTCTCCCGGGCTCGCCTCGGTGGTCGAGTAGTCCGGCCCGAGGACCGGCTGGAGGCGTTGCTCCATGTCGTCGACGCGGTTGCCCACGACCTCCAGCGCCCGCTGGAGGTTGGCCGTCGCCTGGTGGACGGCCAGGTTGCCCGGGCCCAGGTCCGGCCCGACGCGCGCCTGCTGCTCCGCCCAGTGGGCGTCCGCCTGTCGGCGGGTCTCCGTCTCGTACATGCCGCTCTCTCCTGTCCCGGCCTCTTCAGCCGCTGATGGCGTCGTCGTCGTCAGCATCCGCCGGACGACCAGTCGTTGTGGTGGATCGTGAGCCTCGCGCACTGCTGCACGTCGCTGCCCGGGACGAAGATGTCGTCGAACAGCCAGCCCGACCTCAGCGTCGAGGCGTCGGGCATCCCGATCTCCAGGTCCCACGCCCGGCACTGGCCCTTGTCCAGGCTGTCGTTGTTCGTCGAGAACTTGGTCACGCCGTCCTCGTTGCGGACCCACAGGCCCTTGCCCGCGATGCCCTGGTAGGCGAGGCCGCCGCTGGCCGCGCAGATCCGCACGGACTCGACGTAGAACCCGACGCTGTACCCCTGCCGGATGCGGTAGTTGACCTGCAACTGGCCGTTCCCGGCGAAGTCGCTGTGGGTGACGATCGGCCCCCAGTCGTACGCCGCCTGGGCGGGCGGCGCGGCGGCCACCCCTCCGGCGGCGAGGGCGACGGCCGCGGCCGCGCCTGCGAGTGTCCTCTTCATGGTTCCCTTCCTTCCTGTGGTCCCCGCGCCCTCTCGGCGGGGGCGCCTCACCTGTCCTCCATGAGGATCAGCGCGAGGCGGGTACGGTCGCCGCGCCGGAGCGGGGCGTAGGGCTTGGCCGGGCTCAGCGCCTCGCGGATCGCCCGCTCGGTCTTGGCGGCCAGCAGGTCGTTCCGGCACTCGGCGATGCGCTCGGGGGAGTGCCCGTGCCTCTGCGCCGCCGCCAGCCTGCCGACCGCGGCCTGCACGGCGTCTTCGCTCATCTCTCGCTCTCCTCCGCTGCTCTGAGGGCGGCGCGGGCGAGCGTGGCGCCCGCCCGGCGGCGCCCGGGGTCGTTCCACCACATCGACGTGCCCGCGGGGTGCGGGACGACGTACACGTCGCACCTCCCGACCCTGGTGATGGACAGGGGGGTCTGGAGGCCGAGGGCCCGGGCCGTCGCCACGCCGCAGACGAGCGCCACGTCGCGGCGCGGCAGCACGTACCGGCGCAGGTGGGTGCCGCGCTCCCGGGCCTCGCGGACCGGGAAGGCGTCCCACTTGCCGCCGGGCTGGCGGCCGGGGTGGCGGTCGAGGAGGTTGCGCGCGCTGAAGACGCTGAGCAGGTGGTCGAGGTCCGTGCCCGCGTACGCGGCCAGCCTGCGCCCGGCGGCGCAGCGGAACGGCCGCGGGCACTCGCGGCTCGGCGCCTGGCCGATCAGCACGGCGCTCACGACGGGCACCCCCCGCAGCGCGGCCGCGGGCCGAGGGGGCCGTCGTCCACGGTCACGAGGTCGGCGGTCAGCAGTTCGCCGCAGCGGTAGCACCGGCAGGCGGGCTCGCCCTGCCCCTGCTCGGCCGTCAGGGCCGTCACGCTGAAGTCCGGCGGGCTGCCGTCCGGGCTGGCGAACATCAGGCCGCGGTAGACGTTCTCGGCCTCGTCGAAGTGGCCGGACTTGTCGACCCAGGCGCGGTGCTCCTCGCTCCAGACGAACCTCTCCCGCCACCACGCCTCGGCCCTCTCGGGCGTCACCACGTCCACGTCGGCGCGGAAGGCGTGCAGCACCGTCTCCGGGCCCAGGAGGCGGTCGGCGGTCATGGGCTCGCGCGGCCGGGTCACCCCCGCACCGTCCTCTCCATGTCCTCGGGGCAGACCTCCCCGTCGTCGGCGCTGTACCACCCCAGCGGCCGCCCGGTGACCGCCTGGAGGGGCGAGTAGTCGTAGGCGTCCATCGGGTGCTCGGGGTCGCCCACGGTGCGCCTCCGGCCGCACCGCGAGCACGTCGGCCCGCGGCCCTCGCAGCCGCACGTCGGCGTGTGGCGGTCGCCGTGCTCCCCGTCCGGGCCGAGGGGGCGGTGCCGGTCGACGACCGCGATCAGCATCTCGACCTCGCCCCGCACGTCGTCCGGCAGCGGGCCGACCTGGTGGCGGCACAGGTCCTCGCGGAGGGTCTTCAGGCTCACAGCAACTCCCTGCAGTTGTGGTCCGGGCCGCCGCAGGCGGGGCACGGGCCGGTGTACGTCGGGCCGGTCGGCCGCAGTTCGGCGTCCAGGACGGTGGCCCGGAGGCGGCTCCCGCGGGCGGCGGCCCTGCCGACGTACCGCCGGGGGTCGGCCAGGCCGAAGCCGCGGTGCAGGACGCCCCAGGAGCCGTCGTCGCGCTGGCGCTCCACGCGGCAGAGGTCGGGCACCGGGATCACGCCTTCCGCCATCGGGCGCCAGCACCGCCGGGCTGCACGAAGCCCGCGTCCCTGAGCATCTGGCGCCGCAGGCGAGACAGGCGCCCGGTCAACTGCGGGCCGCTGTGGCCCACCGCCCTCGCCAGCGTGGCGGGGCGCGGCGGCCGGTCGGGGTCGTCCTCCAACTCAGCCACGAAGGCCGCGCGGAACAGGGCCTCCTCGCGGGGCGACGGACCGCGCGGCCCCGGCGAGGTCAGCAAGAAGTCGAGTCCGCTCACGGCCGGTCCTCGCAGGTCGCATCGTGCTCCTGGGCGCGGGCCACGACCTCGGCCAGATCGGCGTGGTCGTGCCACGTCGTCAGGTTGTCGTCCTGCGGCGGGAGGCCGTCGTCCCGCAGGACCTCGTGCCCGCCGTGCATGAGGATCACGGTGCCGTCGTAGTCGAACGAGTCCAGCCGGTACCCGCCCATCCAGGGCTGGACGGCGCTCTCCCGGCGGGGCTCGGCGGGCGGCTTCCCGCGGCGCAGGCGGTCGGCCCACGGCGCGTCGCGGAAGCCGTTCAGCAGGTGCACGCCCCTCAGGCGCCCGCCCCGGAGCGGCCAGGGGTTCATCCCCTCGCCGTCGCGGGCCTTGATCTCGGAGACCTCGATGGACGGCGCCAGGTCGTCGGTCAGGTCGAAGCCCTCGACGGTCGACACGGTGCCGTAGATGGTGTCACCCTCGCGGCGCAGGCCGGTGACCATGCCGACGACCTTGCTGGCGCCGGGGTCCTTCGGGTCGTACCAGGTCACGGGAATCGGCTTGTCGGTCCAGCGCAGGGCGCCGGGCTCGATGACGCGCGGGTCGTCCCTGCCCGGCGGCTGGCCCTCGATCGCCAGGGGGATCTCCTTGCCCTCGGTCACCGGGGGTTCCTCTCGGGCTCGTGCGCCACGTCGGGCGCGGTCGCGCCGCGGCAGACGTCGGCCCTCTCCTCGTCCAGGCCGTCGTCCCACCACCTGCCGTCCGCCCAGTGGAGCGGGCGGCGGCAGAGGGAGCAGTGGACCTGCTTTATCCGGACCAGCGCGCGGTCGGCCAGGCCGTCCGGCGGCGGGTCGTACCCCACCAGGTCCAGCCACTCCTCGACGGGCAGGCACGGCAGGCCCACGGCGGTCAGCGTGGCGAACTCCAGCCGCGCGCCGGGGGACAGGTGCCAGTTCGGGATCAGCGCCGCGCCGTCGCACCGCAGGGCCTCGATCAGGTCGTGCCGGAGGTAGCACTCCCAGGAGTGCCCGGCGCCCTGGTCGGAGCCCGCCAGGACCTTGGCCGAGGACGCCTTGCAGGAGTCCCCCTCCTCGCACAGGTCGTTGCCGATGTCCAGCGGGACCACGGGGTCGTAGCCCGCGGCGCGCAGGCGGTCGGCCGCCTCGTAGAACGCGTCCCGCTTCTCCTCGAACGGCCGCGGGTCGCCGGAGATCACGCCCGCGACGTAGAGGCGCCGCATCCGGGGCTCGGGGGCCCCGCCGTCCGCCAGGCCCTCCGAGGCGTAGGCGGCCATCGACCCCTTCTCCGCGGCCGACAGCGGCCGGTTGGAGGGCAGCGTGAGCACGCCGCCCGGGCAGGTCGCGCCCGGCGGCAGGGGCGGGTCGTCGGCGTAGCGCACGAGCGGCGCGCGGCCGCCCATGTGCAGCCGGAGCAGGTCCTCCAGGCCGCCGGGCTCCGCGGCGCCGTGGTCCTCCACGGTCGCGTCGAACTCCCGGTCGCCCACCTTGAGCCGCACGCGGCGCGGCGGCTGGCAGATGTCGGTGAGCGGGTCGGCGCCCGGGGGCGCGCCGGGGCACAGCGCGCACCCCTCGGCCCAGCGGAGGCCGTCGTCCGTGTGGCGCCGGTGGTAGGTCAGCGCGTCCCTGTGGTCCGTCATCGGTTTCCTCTCGGTGGTGCCCGGTCGGGACCCATCATACCCCCTGCCGGGTGCGGAAGCAACCCGCAGGGGGAACCAGCAAGCCGCCCCGCCCGGCGCCCGGCGGCGGTAGGATCGGGCGGTCCGGCCCGCGGCCGACCCCGACGACCGGGAGACGCGCGGCGACACGACCTCGGAGAGGATGACCGGCCTTGCCGACCCCACAGGCGGAGACGACCGTGCGCTACCGCGGCGTCAAGTACAGGAGCAGGCTCGAAGCGAAGTGGGCCGCGTTCTTCCACCACGCGGGGTGGGAGGCCGTGTACGACCCGCGCGGGGGCGGCGATCCGACCTTCCTGGTGCTGGAGGGCGGCACGTTCTTCGTGACCGTGGTGCCGGACCTCCGGCGGGCCTACCTGCTGGACGGCACGCTGCACGTCGGCCTGTCGCCGGTCGAGTCGTGGGACCGCGCCGCCTGGGACAAGGCCACCAACGACCTCCAGGCCGTCGCGTGAGCAGGCGGCTGCACGTCTGCCTGGCCAAGGCGCCCGCGCGGACGAGCGAGGAGTGGCTGCCGAAGGGCCTGTCCTGGGCGGAGTACAAGGCCGCGGTGCGGCTGACCACGCCGGGGCAGCGCAAGGACTGCGGCGGCGTCTTCGGCGGCCTGCTGGAGGGCACGCGCAAGGCGGACGAGTTCGTCAGGAGCCGGTCGGTCGTCTACCTGGACGCGGACAGGGCCGACCCGTGGTTCCCGGAAGACCTGGAGGTGCTCCTGGGCGACCACGCGCTGTGCTGGCACACGACGAACAGCCACACGGGGGCGGAGCCGCGGTACCGGGTCCACCTGCCCCTGGACCGGGACGTGACCGGCGAGGAGGCCCAGCGGGTCACGCTGGCGCTGGTGGAGGCCCTGGGGCCGGGGCAGTTCGACCGGACCTGCGCCCAGCCCTCGCGGATGATGTTCCTGGCAAGCGAGCCCGCGGACGGGACGCCGTACAGGTGGGGCGAGACGGACTCCCGGCGGCCGCTCCCCGCCGACGAGTGGCTGGCGCGGGCCGACGACCTGGGCGTCACGGCCAGGGTGCGGGCGGCCCGGGAGGACAGGACGGACCTGGAGCCGGTCGACGGCGAGCCGTCCGACCGGCAGAGGGACAAGGCGTTCTCGATCCTGAAGAAGGCGTGCCGGGAGGTCGCGGAGAACTCCGAGGGCTACGGCGGCCGGAACAACGCCCTCATGGCCTGGCTGCCGACGCTGTTCCGCCTGGCCCTCGGCGGCTGCCTGGACGAGGCCGAGGTCCACGACCTGACCTGGGAGGCGGCCTGCGCCGCGCCCGGGCCGGACCCGTGGACGCGCCGGGAGCACGAGGAGGTCAGCAGGCACGCGCTGGAGTACGCCGAGGAGGACGGCGGCGGCTGGCCCAGCGTCGCCCTGGAGGCGGAGGCGGCCGACGACTTCGCCCCGCTGCCCCTGGCCCCGCCCCCGGCGTCGGCGGACGTGCGGGACCTGTTCTCCTACTCCCCCGCGCGGTGGACGCGCCAGGGCGGGGGCCTGTCCGTCGAGCCCCTGGCCCGCCACCTGGCCGCCGCGATGCCGGTCGGCGTGGACGCCCTGGACCGGCGCCTGCTGACGTACCGCGGCGGCGTCTGGCGCGACGGCGAGGCCGACGTGGCCGGGGCGGTCACGGTGATCTTCGGCGACGCCTGGACGCAGGCCAAGAGGAACACGACGACCGAGTTCCTGAGGGACAGCCCGGACACGCCGCGGCTGACCCGGGAGCCGACGCACCCCGAGTACGTCAACTGCCTCAACGGGATGGTCCGCTGGCGGACCGGCCTCGTGGAGCCCCACGACCCGTCGTTCCTGTCCACGGTGCAGTTGCCCCACGAGTACGACCCCGGCGCGCGGTGCCCGCGGTTCGACAGGTTCCTCCAGGAGGTCCTGCCCGACGACGCGGTGGGGTTCGTCTGGGAGGTCCTGGGGTACCTCGTGCTGATGGGCAACCCGCTGCACAAGTCGGTCTTGCTCTGGGGCGAGAAGGGCCGGAACGGCAAGGGGACGCTGCTCCGGGTGGTCCAGGCGCTGCTCGGCGACGCGAACGTCTCGAACGTCGACCTGCACGCCCTCGCGGAGGACAAGTTCAAGACGGCGGAGGTCTACGGCGCCCAGGCCAACATCGCGGGCGACATCGACGCCTCGTTCATGGAGCGCCCGGCGCTGGTCAAGGGCCTGACCGGCGGCGACCGGCTGTCGGCCGACCGGAAGTACGGCCAGCCGTTCTCGTTCACGCCCTGGGCGGTGCCGGTGTTCTCGGCGAACGCCCTGTTCGGCGTCAACGACTCCTCGGAGGCGTTCTTCTCGCGGTGGATCGTCGTCCCGTTCCCGCACTCGTTCTACGGCCGGGAGGACGCGGGCCTGACGGACCGCCTGCTGGACCCCGCGGAGGTGCGCGGCGTGCTCGCCCGGGCGGTCGAGGCCCTGCGGGTGCTCATGGCCCGCGGCCGGTTCGAGGAGCCGGAGAGCGTGCTCCAGGCCCGCGTCGAGATGGGCCGGAGCGGCGACAGCGTGCGGCGCTGGCTGGCCGACCACGCCGAGTTCGACGCCGACGCCTGGACGCGCAACTCGGCGCTGTGGACGGCGTACCTGCTGGCCGAGGACGGCGAGTCGAAACTCGGGAAGCACAAGTTCTTCGCCCGGCTCGCCCAGGTCGGCGGCCTCGTGCGCGCGCGGCGCAAGGGGGTCGACGGCTTCCGCGGGCTGCGGCTGCGGGAGTGGGAGGACGAGTGAGGCCGGTCCCCGACCGGCCGGACGCGCCGGACGAGCCCTGCCGGGAGTCCCCGGCGCACGGCTGCCCGCGGTGCTGCCCGCGGTGCGACGCCGACGAGCACAGGTGCCCCGGCTGCGGCGCCCCGGCGACGCACCTGGTCGGCGTCTGCCTGCGGTGCCGCCGGGAGCACGCCGACGACGGCGGGTGGCCCCGGATGGGGCGCCGGGACAGGCGCCTGACGTGACGCGCGGCGGCGGCCCGGAAACGCCGCGCGGCGGGTGGAGTTTCGGGTGGCGGAACCGGCGGGGGCGGGCCGGGGCCGCCGGGCGGCGGTTTCGCCGGGGGCGCCGCGCGGCAGGGGGCGGGAAGGGCCACCCGGGCCACCCAGGTTGAGGTTCTCCGGGCGAAACTTCAACCTACAAAGGCCCAGGTCAGGGGTACTTTTCGACCTCTGGGTTGAAGAAGTTGAAGATTCGTCGGAGGAAGGTCTGAGGTGGGTCGGGGTGGGGTCGGGGAGGGGGGAAAACTTGGGGGGCCAACAAATAGGGCCGAAACTTCAACTTCTCCACCCCGGGGCCCGGCCGGTGCAGACCGAGACTGCACCGCCCGGCGGCCGGGCCTGCGCGGGTGCCCTCGCCGCCAGGCGGCGCCGCCGCCCGGCCGGGCTGCAGACAGACCCTCGCCCCGGGTCGGCGCGGGTCGCGGGCGCGCCGGACGGCGGTACAGCACGGCGCCGCCCGGCGGGCCGCGGCGCGGTAGGATGGGCGGGACCCCGCGGCGCACGGCCGCGGCGCGACCCGGAGGTGGGACGAGCGTGGCGGAGCGCAAGAGCAAGGAGCAGTTGGCGGCGGAGGAGTTGGACCTGGCGGTCCGGGTCCTGGAGAAGGCCAGGGCCCGCGCCGAGAAGACGGCCAAGGACGCGGACAGGGCGCGCCTGGCGCTGGCCGACGCCCAGCGGCGCCACGTCTTCGCGTCGGAGAGCCCGTACCTGGAGCAGAACAACCAGGGGATCGACGCGACGGTCCACGGCGCGGACGAGGACGAGGCGGAGCGGGCGCGGCGCGCGGCCGCGCTGCGCGAGAAGGTCGACACCAGTGACGACGACGCCCTCGTCTGACGGGGCGCGGACCCTGTTCCGCTCGGCCGTCACCGGCCGGGTGGTGTCGGCGGCGTACGCGGCCGAGAACCCCGACACGACGGTCGCGGAGACGGTCGCGGCCGGGGAGGACCCGGACGCCCTGGCGCTGGCCCGCGTGCTGGAGGTCGCCCAGGACTGGGAGACGCACCCCGACCTGTGGATCCCGCGGAACGGCGTGGCCGGGCTGATCGGCGCGGTGAAGGCGGCCGCGGAGTGAGCCAGGACGCGCGGTCAGGGGACCGGGCCCTGTCCCGGGTGGCGGACGAGTTCGACCGCCTCCGGGCGGGCCGGGCCTGGCGGAACCCGTTCTCGCACGCCCTGCACGGCGACGGCGCCCGGGCTGACTGGTGCCCGCTCCACGGCGGGACGGCGGCGCCCGAGCGCTGCCGCGGCTGGCGGGACGGCTTCCCCTGCCCGGGCGACCCGGGCATGCCGTCCGACCGGATCGGGCGCGCGACGTGGCTCCACCTGGTCCTGACCCACCGGACGCGCCTGGAGAACCCCGGCGCGGACGGCGGGGCCGAGTTCGTCCGCTGGCACACGGCGCTGCTCGCGGCCGCGGAGGGGGAGTGACCGACCGGCCCGCCCGCATCCTGTCGGCCGCCGAGGAGGCCGAGGCGCTGCGCAAGGAGCAGATCGTCTGCGAGCACAAGATCCGCGGCTGGTCGTTCCGGCGGATCGAGCGGGAGTTCGGCTTCCGCAACGCCGACCGGATCTGGCGGCGCGCGGTCGCCAAGGACGAGAACGCGGGCTTCCTCCGCGCGGAGGCGATCCGCGTCGAGGAGGAGCGCCTGGACACCCTGCAGGACGGGATCTGGGACAGGGCCCTGGCGGGCGACGCCCGGGCGGTCGAGGTCGCGCTGAAGGTGCTGGAGCGCCGGGCGCGCCTGCTCGGCCTGGACTTCGCCGACATGATCTCCGGCCAGTTGGTCGAGGTCGAGCGGTCCAAGGTCGCGCTGATGGGCTCGGCCCTGGTCGCGGCGCTGGACCGGCCCGGCCTGGGGCCGGACGACAAGAGGGAGATCGCGGCGGCGTTCTTCGAGGCGCTGCGGTCCTCCGCGGCGCGGACCCCCGCGGCGCTGCCGCCGGGGGGCGAGCGGTTCGACGAGGGCCTGTCCACCGAGGACGCGGCCCTCCTGTGAGAGAGGCGGAGAGACGATGGGCGGATTCAAGGCGAGGGACGGGCTGTCGTTCGAGCGGGCCGCGGACGGCGGCGTGCGTGTCGACCTGGGGCCGGACGAGGGCGACTTCCTGGTGGACGCCGACACCTGGGCGTCGGCCGTGGCCCACGTCTCCGGCGCGGCGGACCACGGCGCGGCGCGCGCGGCGGCGGAGTTGCTGCACGCGGGCGTCCCGCTGGGCCAGGAGGTCGCGGCGGGCCTGCGGGCGCCGGTCGCGGGCAAGCCCGGCGAGTGGGCGGAGGGCGTCCAGCCCTGCGAGACGCTGGAGGACGCGCGGACGCTGAGCGGCATCGTCAACGGCCGCCGGGACGGCACGGAGGCGCGCCCCGTGCGCCGCGTCGTCTCGGCCTGGGTCCCGGCGGACTGAGGTGTGGCCCGCGCTCACGGCCCTGACCCCGGCACTGGCTTCCCTTGCTGTCCTGGGCACTGCGGCCCTGCTGGGGCTCCTGCCGCGCCCGCCGTCCGGGCGGCCGGACCGGGCCAGCCGCAGGCGGTGCAGACCCGCTTCGAGCACACGTTCACCGCGGTCCTCGGGGCGCTGCGCCGTGCGCGGCGGGGTCGTCGGCCTGGAGCGGGCGCACGTGGCCAGCGTCGCGGAGCCCGGCCGGTGCTCGTGGTGCGGGGAGGCCCGGCCGTGAGCGCCGCGTCGCGCGCCCGGCTCCGGGAGTTGCGCGGGTGGCCCGCGGACGGCCCGCCCCCGGGGCGCGACCCCCGGGCGCCCGCGCACTGCGGTCGCGACGCGACGGCCGTCGAACTGCGCGCGACCGGGGAGGTCGTCGCCTGGATCTGCGAGCCCTGCGGCGCCTCGTGGCACCGGGGCGACCCGCCGCCGGGCGCGCGGCCGGTCGTCCGGCCGCGGGCGCGCCGGGACCTCGACGAGGGGCTGGGCGGCGCGGCCGCGTGCTTCCTCGTGGTGTTCCTGTGCCTGCTGGGCCTGGACGGGGGCTGGTCGTGGGCGGGCGGGGTGTTCTTCCTCCTGGCGCTGGGCCTGGCCGTCGTCGCGGCCGTCGAGCGGGACACGCGGCCGTGACCGGCGAGGGTGACCCGCCGACCTGGGGGGTGTCCGCGCACGGCCCCCACCTGACCGGCGCGTGCGTCGGCTCGTGGACCTCGCAAGACGGTGGCGACGAGGTGTGGAACCGCCCCGCGGCGGCCGCCGGGGACCCGGCGCCGGGTCCCCGGGCCGACGGCGGCGCGTGAGAATGGGGTCCGTGAGGGTCTTCGTCGCGGCCGCCCCCCGGGCGCGGAGGTACGCCCTCCCGGCCCTGGTCGAGGGCCTGGAGGTGGAACTCGACGACGCCGACACGGAGGTCCACTTCGAGGCCCTGCGCGTCGGGCCGCGGCCCCCGGCCGCGCTGACGGCCAGGCGGCGGAGGCCAGCGCAGACCTACCGCGGCCTGGAGTACTGGGAGGCCGACCGGGACGACGGCGGGGAGGGGTGACGGCCGTGGGCGCGTCGTGGGTGCTGCGGACCCGGGAGGACGAGGACTCCTTCAGGCGGCACTGGGAGGCCGGGGTGTCCCTGCGGGACCTGGCCGCCTGGTTCGGCTGGGCGGGCGAGAGCGGGCCCGCCAAGGCCGCCCGGCGCCTGGGGCTGGAGCCGCGGCGCGCCCGCGTGCTGCCCCGGGGCGGGCGGCCGCCGGTCCTGGCGACCCCCGAGCAGGTCGCGGCGTTCGAGGCCGACTGGGCCGCGGGCGTCACGCTGGCGGAGATGGCCGCCCTGCACGGCTTCCGGCACCCGGGGTCGGTGTCCTACCAGGCCAGGAGGCTGGGCCTGTCGAGGCGGCGCGGGGGCAGGCGCCCCGGGGCGCCGCACGCCCTGACCGGCGGCCGGTGGGTCCGCCGCCGCGGGGTCCTGCGCTGGGTCGGGGACGAGGTGGCGTGAGCGCCGCCCTCCCCTGGACCGGCGGGGCCGACTGGATCGCGGACCTGCAGGCCGACGTGTTCCGGCGCCTCGGCGACTCCCAGACGTGGCGGACCCCCGCCGACCTGGCCCTGCACCTGGAGCCGGGCTACGTCGTCCGGGACCACCTGAGGTACCTGTCCGACCGGCTGGCGGCGGCCGTCGCGCGGGTGGAGTCCGGGCGGTCCGCCTGGGTCACGGTGTCGATGCCGCCCCGGACCGGCAAGAGCACCCTCGGGACGGTCTACTTCCCGACCTGGTGCCTGCACCGGCACCCGGGCTGGGAGTTCATGAACCTGTCCCACGACCCGTCCCTGGCCTCCGGCTGGGGCCGGGCCGTGCGGCGCCTGGTGGAGGACCGCGGGGAAGGCCTCGGCGTCGAGATCGCGCGCGACGCGGGGGCGGCGAAGGAGTGGGAGACGACCGAGGGCGGCGTGTTCCTGTCCCGGTCCATCCGGGAGTCGATCGTCGGCCGGGGCGCGAAGGTCATGATCCTCGACGACGTGGTGAAGGGCTTCGCCGACGCGCACAGCAAGGCGATGCGCGACTTCGTGTGGGACTGGTGGACCGGCGACGCGCGCAACCGGCTGCACCCCCCGAGCCTGGTCCTGGCGATCGGCACGCGCTGGCACGAGGACGACTTCATCGGCCGCCTGCTGAGCCCGGAGTACGACGGCGACCCGGCGCAGTTCGAGGTCATCTCGTTCCCGGCGGTCGCGGTGGACCGCGGGCCGGACGAGGAGGGGCCGGTCGACAGCCTCGGCCGCTCGCCCGGCGAGCCCCTGCTGAGCCCGATCGTGGTCGAGGACGCCGCGGGGGCGCTGGAGCGCTGGGCCGACATCAGGCAGGCGGTCGGCTCGTACCAGTGGGCCGCCCAGTACCAGCAGGACCCGCAGCCCGCGAGCGGAGCGGTCTTCTCGAACGACTGGTGGCGGTTCTGGACCCGCGAGCCCCTGCCGGAGGGCGCGCCGCCGAACCTCGTGCGGCTGCCGGAGTCCTTCGAGCGCGTGCTGACCAGTTGGGACATGGCCTTCAAGAAGACCGACGACAGCGACTACGTGGTCGGCCAACTGTGGGGCGCGTCCGGGTCGTCGCGGTACCTGCTCCGGCAGGTCAGGCGGCGCATGACGTTCACGGAGACGCTGGCCGAGTTCAAGCGGTTCGTGGCCACCTGCCAGGAGTGGGTGCCGGACGGGGTGCACGAGCACCTGGTCGAGGACAAGGCGAACGGCACCGCCGTCGTCGACGTGCTGACCTCGGAGATCCCCGGCGTGATCCCGGTCAACCCGACCGAGAGCAAGGAGGCCCGGGCGCGGTCCGTCGCGCCTACCGTGGAGGCCGGGAACGTCGCCGTCCCCGCGTCGGCCGAGTGGGTCGCCGACTTCCTCGCGGAGCACAAGGGCTTCCCCTCGGCCGCCCACGACGACCAGGTGGACGCGACCACCCAGGCCCTCCGGCGCCTGCTGGCCAGCGGGCCGACCACGGTCCTGAGCCCGACGGGGCTCACCGTGGCCCGGGCGGCGTACACGGGCGGGCGCCAGGCGACGGCCGGGCGGCGCCGGGACTACGCGGGGCGGGGGCGGCGGTGACGTACGGCTACGTCGAGCGCGCGGGGTCTGGACCGAGGTCTAGGTAGAATCAGAGGGTGTTCGGCTCAGCCACCCTCCGCGTCGGGGTCTGCCCCCGTGGCCACATGGCGCGCGTCGAAGAGGACATGATCTGCCCCGTCCACGGGGTCGAGACGGAACCCGCGGACGTCGATCAGGCGCTCGCCCACGCGCTGACCGAGGGCCTAGAATAGGGCCCGTGCCCACCTGGTTCGAGCGCCGCCGCGGCGCCCGCGTGACCGTCGCCCAGCCCTCGGCCTGGTCGTACGGCGGGCCGACGAGCGCGGACCGCGAGGCGGGGGACTGGCAGGAGGGCGTCGGGGTGCGCGTGCTGACCGCGGCCGCGACCCGCGTCACGAGCCGCGAGGACAGGCGCCGCGACCGGCGCCGGGACGACGACGGCGACCTGGCCTGGCAGGAGGAGTGCTGGGCCATGTACGACCAGGTGCCGGAGATGGCCTACGTCGCCAACGCGCTCTCCGGCCGCGCGGCCCAGGCCGTGATGTACGTCGAGCGGGACGGCGAGCGGGTCGACAACTCGGAGGACGAGGACCCGATCCTGGCCCTGGTCACGGGGCAGATGGTCGAGCGCATGTTCCTCAACGTGTACGTCGCGGGCGCGTGCTTCCTGTGCGGCCTGCCGGTCAGGCGCCCGAGCGACCGGACGAGCGACCGGCTCCAGTTGGCGGCGCCGTCCCTGGAGGGCCTGAGCCCGCACGGCGAGGAGCCGGACGAGGACGAGGCGGACGGCGGCACGACCGGCGGGAACACGCGCTGGCAGGTCTACTCGTCGCTGGAGGTCAGGCGCAAGAAGAAGAAGACCGAGGTCGCGGGCGAGGAGTACGACACCGACGAGGTGTACGTGGAGAAGGTCTGGGACCCGCACCCGGCCCGCTGGGAGCGCGCGGACAGCCCCGTCCGCCGCGCCCTGCCGGTGCTGCGCACCCTGGTCGGCCTGACCGAGCACCAGTCCTCGCAGATCGACAGCCGCCTGGCCGGGGCGGGCGTCTACTGGCTCCCGAACGACATCCTCAACTCGGCCAAGGTCCCCGGCAACCAGGCGGAGCAGCAGTTCTCCGACAACCCGGTCCTCAACGCGATCATGGCGGCGATGATCCTCCCGATGGAGGACCGCTCGAACGCGGCCGCGTTCGTGCCCCTGCTGATGGGCGCCCCCGGGGACGCGATCTCCAAGATCCGCTTCGACTCCTTCAGCACCCCGTTCGACGAGCACAGCGCCGAACTCCTGGAGGGCAACGTCAGGCGCCTGGGCCTCGGCCTGGACGCGCCGCCGGAACTCCTGTCCGGCATGGGCGACGCGAACCACTGGGGCATGTGGCTGGTCCGGGACGAGGTGGTGTCCGCCCACATCGACCCCCGCCTGGGCCTGCTGGCCGACGCGCTGACGACCGGCTTCTACCGGCCGATCAAGCGGCAGATGGGCGACAAGGACTGGGAGTCCTACGAGGTCAAGTTCGACACGTCCGGCCTGGTGCAGCGCCCGAACCGGCTGGAGGACGCGTCGGCCCTCCACCAGGTCGGGGCCATCTCCGACGCGGCCCTGCGCGGGGCGGGGAACTTCGACGAGGAGGACGCGCCGGACGCTCGCGAGGTCGCGGTCAAGACGGCCCTCCAGATCGCGTCGGCCAACCCGCAACTCATCGACAACATGCCGGAGATCGTGTCCTACGTCCTGGCCCTGTTCGACAAGACCCCGCAGACCGGCCCGGGCGGGCCGCTGCAGTCCGCCCGGGAGCCCGGCACGCTGGAGCCCGCCCGCGGCTTCAGCCCGACGCCCGCCCCGCCGTCCACCAACGGGGCGTCCCCGCCCGCCGCGTCCGCGGCCGGGGAGGGCGCGCCCCAGGCGGGGAGCCCCGTGTGAGCACCGTCAGGGAGAAGGCCGAGGCCCAGGGCGGGGCGGACATGCGGGTGCTCGCGGCCGCGTGCGACATCGCCGTGATCCGGGCCCTCGAACTCGTCGGCAAGCGCGTGGCGCGGGCCAACGGCAGGTACTTCGGGCAACTGCGCGCGTCCGGCAAGGGGTACCACGAGGCGCACGAGGTCTTCCCCCAGGAGGCGGCGGCCGCCCTGGACGCGGCGCTGGCCGGGGCGTGGGCCACGCTGCCGCGGCTCGTGTCCGACCACGGGTGCTGCAGCGTCGCGGACCACGACCTCGCGGCGACGCTGGACTCCTACGTCCGCGAGGTCGTGCGCGCGGCCAAGCCGCACGAGTTCGAGGTCCTGGCCGCCCGGCTCGCGGAGCAGGCCAGTGGACGGGCGTGACGCCGCCGAGGCGGCCCTGGCGAGGGTCGTCGAGGAGGACACGCGGTCCTTCCTGAGGAAGGTCCTGGACGCCGTGCTCGCGGCGGTCCGCGCCGGGCGCGCCGACCAGGCGCAGCCGGTCCTGGCCCTCGGCGTCATGCTGGGCTGGTGGACCGACTCCACCAGGGACAGCGTGGTCGAGGAGATCCGCCGCACCTGGGAGGACGCGTTCTCGACCACCTGGGGAGGGGAGAGGAAGGTCAGCCCGCGCGCCGACGCGATGGCCTTCCACCTGGCGGCCGTCCGCGACCGCCTGAGCCGCGACGCGCTGCCCGAGATCCCCCAGGAGGCGTTCGACCAGGTGCGGACCTCCCAGAGCCACGCGGCCCTCGGCGGCTGGTCCACGGAGCAGGCCGCGCGGGACATCGCGGAGCGCCTGAGGTGGGAGCCCAGCAAGCGGTACTGGGAGCGGCAGAGGCGGTACGCCGAGGACCAGATCGACAGGATCCTGGACCCGCTCGGGCCGACCGGCACCCCGGCCAGGACGCACGCGCACAGGCACGACCCGGAGGTCAAGGTCTGGCAGGCCCTGCGGGCCGAGGCGGTCGACAGGATCAGGGCGGACGAGGGCTACTGGAAGGCCCGGGCCACGCGCATCGCCCGCACTGAGTCGACGGCCGCCTGGAACAGCGGCGCGCTCGCGGCGCTCGCGCAGGAGGGCGTGGCCTACAAGGAGTGGGTGGCCACCGAGGACCCCAGGACCCGCGAGACGCACCGGCACGCGGACGGCCAGGTCGTGCCGCTGGGTCGGCCGTTCAAGGTCGGCCAGTCCCTCCTGATGATGCCCGGCGACCCGTCCGCGCCGCCCTGGGAGACGGTCAACTGCCGGTGCACCGTGGTCGGGGCGCGCGAGTCCGACTACAACGCCCTGGCGGCGGCCGCGACGGCCTTCGCCAGCGAGTCGTGGCGCGACCAACTGCGCATCCCCAGGGGGAACGGCGACCGCTCCGGCCGGTGGACCTTCACCCCCTGGAAGCACCTGGACGACCTCGACCAACTGCTCGCTGGCCTGCCTGGCGAGGACCCGGCCAAGGCGGCGGTGGCGGAGGCGCGGGACGCCCTGGACGGCATCGACCCCGACGACCGCGAGGCGTACGAGGGAGAGACTCCCGCCTTCCGCGCGGCCGCCGAGGCCCTGGACGCGGCGTCGTCGGCGGACCCCAGCGTGGCCGACGCCCTGCGCGAGGCGGCGGACGGCATCCACGAGTACGCCGACACGGACTGGACGCTGTTCGACGGCTCCAGCGACGTGGGGGCGGCGCCCGCGGGCCGCGTGCGGAAGAACCGCTGGGACGGCGCCCTCCCCGGAGACATCCCCGTCGGCGAGGACCCCCTGGTGCAGGGGCCCTCCGGCGAACTGCTGAAGGCCGTCGAGGCGATCAACTCCCACCACACCGCGCCGTCCCCGACCATGCGCCGCAGGCGGGCCGCGTACCTGGCGGAACTCCAGGCCCGGTCCGACCGCGACGCCGGGCTGGACCTCACGCAGGAGCAGGAGTCCGACCTCACCAAGAAGCAGGCGTGGAACGAGGGCCTGGACGCGCACACCACCGGGCTCGAACCCGGCATGGACGTGCGCTACAGCCCCGCCCGCCCGGCGGACGGCGAGCCTCCCCTCCAGGTCGGGGACATCGTGGGCAAGGGGCAGGCGCGGACGTGGTGGTACGTCACCGCCGCGAGCCCGGACGGCGCGGGGGAGTGGACGTACAGCCTGGGCCGCCAGCCCGGCGGCGGGAAGACCAACGCCGCGTACTCGGCCAAGAGCCTCAGGATCTTCCAGCGCAAGGCGCCCGCGGACGCCCCCTCGGAGCTCGACCGGCACCCCGACGAGCCGGGCAGGGGTCCCGAGGGCTTCAGGGCACCCACGGCCGACGAGGCGCAGGCCGCGGAGGAGTACCTGGGAGGGCTGGGGGACGACACCAGGACGCAGGGCGAGGACGGGAAGACCCCCGCGCTGATCGTGGAGGACGCCCAGACCAACGCCCTGGACTACGCCGTCGAACTCGGCTACGCGACCAAGGGGCCGGGCGCCCACGACCGGCAGACCGTCTACCAGCCCGTGCCCGGCATCAGCAACCAGGAGTTCGCGGACTGGGTGAACGTGCAGGCCCAGAAGAACGCCGAGGTCGACCTGGACGTGCACGGCTTCGAGAAGGACGGGACCCTGAAGCAGGTCGCGCCGGACGCGCCCGAGGACGACCCGTCGAACGCCGGTCCCGGCCCCCGGGAGGTCGACGCGGCGGAGGCGGCCCGCCTCGCCGCCACGGTCGAGGGCGAGGACGACCGCGCGGAGTTCACCCGCCGCGCCCTGGAGGCCGCCAGGGACTTCGGGGACGCCGCCACGGTCGTCGCCGACCTGGACGACGGCGGGAACCTCCGCGGGGCCGCCGGGCTGGTCAAGCACGAGACCGACGAGGACGGGAACCCCGCCTACTACGTGCTGGACTACCTGGGGTCCCTCCAGAAGGGGGCCGGGGCCAGGCTCCTGGAGGCGGCGCAGCGCAAGGCCCTGGGCGACGGGGTCGCCCTGTACGTGGAGCCCACCCCGGCCTCGGCGCCGTGGTGGACGCGGCGCAAGGGGATCGTCGAGGACCCCGAGGGGCTGGGGAGCGCCTTCTACGGGTGGGACGTGGACGGCTTGAAGGCCGCCCTGGAGGAGCCCGGAGGCGAGGACCCGCCGCCCCTGGGAGAAGACAACCCGGACATCGACGAGACGCCGACGCCGGACACCATGCCGGACGTGCCGCCCGAGGTCGACTTCCCGCCGGTCCCCATGACGCGCGACCGGCTGAGCAACCCCGACACGCCGCGCACCCGCGCGGTGGACCTGGCGACGTACGAGGACCTGTACCGGCAGGGGGCCGCGCAGTTCCAGGACCTCATGGACAACCAGTCCCCGGCGACCGGCCTGGAGGGCGGCGGCTGGGGCCTGCTGAAGGCCAAGGCCGCCAGGGCCGTCAAGGAGGAGTGGGGCGGCGTCACCATCGACGCGCACACGGGCGAGGTCGTCGACCCCGAGAGCGACGAGTACGCCCTGAAGTACGCGATCACGGCCAAGAGCCCCGGCGTCGAGACGGTCACCGTGCCCATCGGGTCCTCGGACGTGGAGGTCGCCAACGCGATGGACAAGGCCAAGGCCGACTTCGCCGAGGTCCTGCCGTACCAGAAGTTCCACCTGGGCGTGTTCCGCAACGAGGACACGGGCAACGTCGAGATCGACCCCGTGATCCTCCTCGACAGCCCGATGGACGTGGAGAGCCTGGGCCTCTACTGCAACAGCGTCGGGGGCGCCTACCACTTCAAGGACGGCCTGGGCTACTGGCCGCCTTACCTGGCCCAGGAGGACGTGCCCGCGTACGCCGTTAAGTACGCCGGGGCCACCCTGCCCCCGAAGGCCCCGCCCGGCCCCCACGCGCGCTACGTCGACGCGCTGAACGCCGTCCTGCCGTCGACGGAGGGGCAGCCCGGGGCGGCCCGGCGGGAGGCGGCGCGGGCGGCGCTGAGGCAGTTGGTCGAGCGCGTCCACGCCGAGCGGACGTACTACTCCACGGAGGGCAACCAGGCCACGCTGACGCCGGAGCAGGAGGAGCAGTACCGCGTCATGCCCGGCCTGCTGAACAGCGCGCTCCTCGGCCTGAAGTACAACGACGAGGGCAAGTTCCACGACGCGATGATGAAGGCCAAGGTGGCGGCGAAGTTGATGCCGAAGCCCTGGCCGGACACCAGCGAGGCCCTGATCGACGTGCGGCAGGCGTGGGAGGACAGCCTCTTCAAGCCGGACGAGTGGCAACTGGACGGCGAGGGGGAGCGGCACCTGAACCGGGCGCTGTCCGCGAAGAGGCCGGAGGACCTGTCCGCGGCGATCACGGACCTGGCGATCTGGCAGCGGTACCACCCCGGCCGGGAGACAGTCGGCGAGGGCTGGGTCTACAGCCAGGCCCCGCTCCTCATGGACATGTCGGCCGCGGCGATGAACTCCGACCTCAACAAGTGGGGCTCCGCCCTCCGCAGCCTGCGGTTCACGGGCGCCGAGCAGACCCCGGTCGGCCGCGCCCTCATGGCCAAGAAGGACGAGTTGGACGCCGTGATGCAGCGCCTGACGATGCAGGCGGAGTCCGACGTGCACGCCGACCTGGCGGGCCGGTACGGCGGGCTGCCGCCGGAGTCCACCCACCCCGAGGAGGTGATCGCGGCTGTCGGCCAGTTCTACACCGTGCGCGAGCAGGCCGGGCAGAAGAACCACAACTGCGTGCTGGCCAGCGCCGCGTACGAACTGCGCCGCCGGGGCCTCGACGTGCACCCCAAGCGCGCCGACCACGGCCGCAACCCGCGCGGCGCGTACGGCGTCTGGTTCCGCGGGGTCACCTGGACGAGCAGCGAGCGCGTCGAGATCCCCAAGGGCACGAGGGCCAAGGGGAAGTACGAGCGGGTCGTCGCCGCGCTGACGCAGAAGGACTTCGGCCCTGACGACGGCCGGACGACCCCGACCGTCGACCGCTACCCGCCGGGCAGCCGCGGCACGATCGACGCCGACTGGACCGGCCGGAGCAGCGGCCACATCTGGAACTGGGAGCGGAACGAGGACGGCTCGGTCACCTTCTACGACGCCCAGACCGGCGCCGTCGTCCAGCCCCCGCCGGAGGGCGACTACTGGGGCGACATGGGGTGGCGGAGCGTCGAGTTGATGCGCCTCGACGACAAGCCGCTGGCCAAGGACGTGGAGGCCATGCTGTCCCCGCCGTCGTTCACCCAGGACGTGAACGGCCTGGACCCGGACTTCGGCAAGGCCCTGGCGGCCGCCAAGGCGCGCCGCCGCGAGGCGGCCGTCAGGAGCAACAAACTGTACGAGGCGATGAGGAAGCGAGAGACGGCGCTGTACAACAGCCGCCTGCCCGGGGAGCCCCTCACCCCGCGGACCGACGACCCGGAGTGGGTGCGGCTAAGCGAGGCCCGGGCCGCGGCGTCGGCGGAGTACACCGAGGCCGCCAAGGCGCTGACCCACCTGAAGACGCACCCGGAGTGGGAGAAGTTCAGGCAGGTCGGGACGAGCGCGCCGGTCCTGCCCCGGGACGAGAACAGGCTGAAGTGATGGACCTCGACGAACTCATGGTGGACGACCCGGCCCAGCAGGCGCCGCTCATGGCGCCCGAGGCCGCGGTCGCGAAGGCCCAGGGGTGGCTGGACGGGCAGCGCGGCACGGAGGGCCTGACGGTCCAGGCGTCGAGCCTGGTCCCCAACACGTTCCTGGGGATCTGGCTCGTGTGGTACACGGACGACGCGGCCCCCGACATCAGGGGCAACGCCCTGGCCGTCCGCGAGGGGGAGGACCCCTGGGCGGTGCCGGACGGCCCGCTGGCGGACGAGTACGTCGGGGCGAGGTTCCCCGGCAGCGACGCGGACCTGGACGACCAGGCGGACGACGAGGAGGACCTGGCCGCCCTGGTCGACATCTTCGCCGGTAGCGAGGAGGACGCGCTCCTCCGGCTGTTCGCCCCCGAGGCGCTCGTCTCGCGGCCCGGCGACCCCGAGACGGCCCGACCCCCGGCCCCCGAGGCCAGCCCCCCGGCCAAGAAGGGCCGGGGGCCGGGCTACCCGACCAGGATGAAGCCGACCAAGACCGGCGACCCGAACTGGGACGAGAGCGCCCACCCGCGCGGCGACGCCGGGACGCCGAAGGGCGGGCGATTCATCCCCAAGGGCTCGGGCGGCGGAGCGGGCAAGAAGGCACCGGCCAAGAAGGCCCCGGCGGCCCCCGCGAAGAAGCCCCCGAAGTTGAGCAAGGCCCAGCGCGTGCAGCGGCTCATGGAGGGCATCCTCAAGGCGCTCGGGCCGCTCATGGCCGACCTCTCCGGCCCGCAGGTCCAGGCCCTCATGGAGAAGATCAAGAAGAACGCCGAGGCGTTCATCAACGGCCAGGCCGCGGCGCCGCACCACGGCGGCGGGGGACACAAGGGCGGCAGCGGGGGAGGCAAGCAGGGCGGCCCGGCGGCCAAGAAGGCCGCGCCGGGCAGGGGCTCCCCGTCGTCCCCGGCCGGGGCCGGGCAGCCCGGCGGGGGCGGCGGGGGCGGGGGAGACGCGGCCCTCGTCAAGAGCGTCATCAACAGCGTCAAGGGGCTCCTGGACGGCTGGGCCGACAAGATGGAGCCCGGGCAGAGGAGGCAACTGCAGGACGCGATCAAGGGCCTGGAGAACGCGGCCGCCGGGACGGAGACGCTGGCCAGCGGGGCGAGCGCGGACCCGGAGGACCCCTCGATCATGTTCGCGGCGATCCCCCACGACGACGCCGTGGTCCACTACATCGGACCCGAGGAGAAGCACGCGACCCTGGCGTACTTCGGCGAGCCGTCCGCCAGCGAGGACGGCCAGCGGATGCTGTCCAGCAAGGCGCTGTTCCTCGACTGCGCCAGGGTCGTGGCCGGGTCCACCCCGCCGTTCGCGGCGACCGTCAGGGGCGTCGAGCCCCTGGGCGACTCCGGCGCGCAGGTCTGGATGCTGGACAGCCCGGAACTCCAGGCCCTGTTCGAGGCCCTGGGCGGGGGCGACAGCGTGGACAGCGAACTGGACAGCATGTACCAGGACTCCGGCGCCACGAAGTACCCCGAGTACACGCCCCACGTGACGGTCGGCTACCGGGGCAGCGACGAAGAGCCCGGCCTGGCCGACGAGGACCTGGAGGCCGCGCAGGACGTGGTGGCCATCCCGTTCGACGCGGTCGCGCTGTGGTGGGGCGACGAGCGCCACGAGTTCCCCTTGACCGGACAGCCGGACTCCGTGGCGGCCTCCGGCGCGCCGTGGGAGGGCGAACTCCGCGTCCCCAAGGGCAACGGCGGCCTGTCCGGCCGCTGGGTCGACAGCCCGGGCAAGATCGTCGGCGGCCTGGACCTGCCCGAGGACGTGGCCGACGCCGCGGCATCGTGGGAGCCCGGCGACGACCCGGCGCCGCTCCGCGCGGCCGCCGACGCCCTGCGCGGCACCCAGGCCGCGGACGACCTGGAGAGCCTGGCCGACGCCGACTGGACCCTGTACGACCCGGGCGCGGACTCGCGCGGGGACGTGGGCGCCGGGGGCGAGGGGGACGTCGGGTCGCGGGTCCACCTGGGCGAGGTCGACCCGGCCTGGTCCGTCGCCAAGTACATCACCCCGGACGGCCACCTCTCCCCGGAGCGACAGGCCCTGCACGACAGGATCGTCGCCAAGTACCTCGGGGACGTGCGCCCCAACCCCTCCGGCGAGAAGACCTTCACCTTCATGGGCGGCGGCCCGGCGGCCGGGAAGAGCACGATCGTCAACTCCGACCCGGGGAACTTCCCCTCGCCGGAGAGCGCCGTCTTCATCAACGCCGACGACATCAAGGGCGACATCCCCGAGTACCAGGAGGGCCTGGCCCGCAAGGACCCGGGCGCGGCGGCCTACGTGCACGAGGAGTCGTCCATGATCGCGATGCGGCTCCGGCAGGCCGCGATCGCGCGAGGCCTGGACGTGGTGCTGGACGGGACCGGGGACCACTCGGCCGAGAAGATGGGCGGGAAGTTGGACGAGGCGCGGGAGGCTGGCTACACGACGCGCGGGATCTACGCGACCGTGCCGATCGAGGAGGCGCTCGCCAGGGCGCAGGCCAGGGGCGAGAAGACGGGGAGGTTCATCCCGCCCGCCTACCTGGAGGAGACGCACAGGTCGGTGGCCAGCATCGTGCCGGACCTCGCGCCGCGCTTCGACGGCTTCGAACTGTACGACACCACGACCAAGCCGCCGACGCTCCTCGCGCGAAACGTCGGGGGGAGGCTGGTCGTGGCGGACCAGGCCAAGTACGACGCCTTCAGGGCGCTGGGGGAAGGGAGAGGGAAGTGACCGTGGCGACCGACAGGGTGGACGCGCTGGCCCGGGCGGCCTCACTCGGCAAGCCCAAGGAGGCCGTCGTCCAGGGCGACGAGGAGGGCGCCCTCTACGACACCCTGGTCCAGGAGATGCGGGACATCGCGGACCGCGGGGGGCAGGTGGACCTTCAGTGGGACGACGCCGGTACGCCGAGCGACTTCCTGCAGCACCTGTACCAGACAGAGGACGTCGGCTCCTGACCGGAAGCCCCCGAGGGGTATGATGGGCGCGTAGCCGCTGGTGTATGTGCCGGGCCTCCTGCGACGAGAGGACCCCGCACATGACCACGGAGTGCCTGCCCTGCCAGCACGGCCGCCTCGCGGCGGCGGACGCCGACGTGGTGCCCGAGACGACCGGCACCCAGAAGGCGCACTGGGAGGGGCCGATCGGCCTGGAGGGCATGGCGACCGGCGACGGCCGGTACATCGAGAAGGGCGCGCTGCGCTGGGACTCCCTGCCGATCCCGCTGCGCTGGGTCGAGAAGGACGTGGGCGCCCACGACGGCGCCGTCGTCGTCGGCAAGGTCGAGGACATCGAGCGCATCGACTACGACGAGGCCAACGAGCGCCTGGCCAGGAACGGCAAGGACCCGATGCCCGAGTCGTTCAAGGACGCCACGGTCATCTGGGGCTCCGGCTCCAGCGACCTGGGCAGCGAGTACGGCCGCGAGGCGTACCGCCAGGTGGACGAGGACCTGACCCCCGGCGTGTCGATGGACCTGGACGACATCCTCGTCGAGGAGCCGGACGAGCCCGGCAACATGAGCATGAAGATCCTGGAGGGCCGCGTCCGCGCCGCCACCCAGGTCGCGATCCCGGCGTTCGAGGGAGCCCGCATCGCCACGAGCCAGCCGGAGCAGTTCGACCTGGACCTCTATGACGTGGACACGCTGGCCAGCGACGAGTTCAACTGGGTCGAGGACGTGGGCGGCCTGCCCGGCTACATCAAGCGCATCCACAAGCACCTGATGGAGAAGGGCATGGACGAGAGCCACGCGATCGCGACCTCCGTCAACGTCGTCAAGAAGATGTGCGCGACCGGCGACGTGAACTTCCCCGGGGTCCAGCAGGTCAACGCGGCCAGCCGCGCCCAGGCGTGCTCCGACGTGGCCGAGTGGGAGGAGAAGAAGGCCCGCGCCCACGCGACCGCCGCGGAGTCCGAGGACTTCGGCCTGACGGCCAGCGCCGCCCCGGCGCTCCCCCGCAGGGAGTGGTTCGCCAACCCGGGCCTGGGCGAGCCGACCGGCCTCACCGTGGAGGACGACGGCCGGGTGTACGGCCACATCGCCCTCTGGGGCACGTGCCACATCGCCAGCCCGGAGGGCCACGGCGTCTGCACGAGCCCGCCGTCCTCGCCCAGCAACTACGCGTACTTCCGCACCGGCCTGACCCGCACCGACAAGGGCGAGGTCGCGACCGGCAAGATCACCATGAACACCCTGCACGCGGGCCAGCGGCTGTCGAGCACCGACGCGATCTACCACTACGAGCACACCGGCCTGGCCGGGGCCGACGTGGTGGCCGGTGAGGACTCCCACGGCATCTGGGTCGCGGGGGCGGCCCGGCCGGACGCCGACCTGGTGGCGCTCCGGGCCGCCCCCGTCTCGGGCGACTGGCGCAAGGTCCAGGGCCGCCTCGAACTCGTCGGCGCCCTGTGCGTCAACGTGCCGGGCTTCCCCGTGCCCCGCACCCGCGCCCTGGTCGCGTCCGGCGGGATCGAGAGCCTGGTGGCCAGCGGCATGGTCATGGCGCCGGTCAGGACGACCGTCGACCTCTCGGACGAGGACTCCCTGCTCGCCCTGCGCGAGCGCTTCCGCGAGATGGACCGCCGCGAGGCTGCGGCCGCCCTGGCGGCGCGGGTGGAGCGGGCCGCGGCGTGGGCCAAGGTCCGCCGCACCCGGGAGTACGTGAGGGGCCTCGGGACCCTCGCCTACAACCCCGACCAGTGGCGCGTGCCGAAGGGCAACCCCGACGCCGGGCAGTGGGTCGACATGCCCGACTCGGGGGTCAAGGACCTGGAGTCCGCCCTCATGAGCGCGTTCGACTCGGCCAGCGTCGACAGCGACAAGGCGTCCGCGATCGGGTCGTCCGTCGAGGACGCGGTCACGGCCGCAGAGGACGCCTCCGACTCGCTCCGCGGGGGCGACGGAAACGCCGCCAAGGCGGCCGCCAACGCGGCCGACGAGGCCCTGTCGAAGACCGAGGCCCAACTCCAGGACCTCGCCGACAGCGGCGCCCTGGACGAGAAGACGGCCTCGGACATCGGGGCCAAGTTGGACTCCGCGCGGGGCGCCGTCGACACCGTGAAGAACAGCGACCTGTCCCTCCTGGGCCAGGGGGACATCGGCGGCCCGGGCGGCGACCTGCCCGGCGCCGACGCGGAGGGACCGGCGGGCAAGGACGCCGGGGACGTGGGCGGCGGCGACAAGGGCGTCGTCGGCGACGCGCCCAAGGGCACGGGGGAGGACGAGAACCAGTACGACATGGGGGTCGGGGAGGTCGAGGGCGGGCTCCAGACGCTCATCGACGACGACCTCTCCCCGAGCGTGGACCCCCAGCCGTTCGAGGACATCCTGGCCGACGTGTCCAACGAGCGCGCCCTCGGCCCCGAAGGAGGCAAGACCTCGGACCAGGTGCGCCAGGAGGCCGTCAGCCGACTCAAGAACGCGGCCGGGTACCTCACCAACCCGAAGGACCGGGAGGCGGCCCAGGGACTCATCGACGCTCTGGAGCACGGCATCTCCGGCGGCGACGCGCCCAAGACCCCCGACTCGGGCCCGGGCCTGGCGGACGCGCTGGGGAAGGCGGGGCTCGACCCCGCCGTGGCGGACCACGTGGTCAAGACCGGATGGGTCCAGGACCCCAACGAGATGGCGGGCGACAGTCAGAACCACGACGACCAGGCCCAGGCGGTCCTGAACGCGCTGCCCGAGGGCACGGAGGTCGTCACCGGCCAGGAACCCCTGAACGTCAACTTCGTCAAGGACTCGTCGGCCGAGGGCGGGTGGCGCATCACCGAGATCGGCCCCGGCCTGGACGAGAACACGTTCCCCTACAAGGTCGGCGACGGCCTGGACGACCCGGAGACGATGCTCGGCGGGGGCGACAACGACATCTACGTCAAGGGCGTCGGCGACGCCCCGGCCGAGGCGGCGCCCGGCGGCGGCGGGGCGGCCGACGCCGGGAAGGCGCCGGACGGCGTGAGCCAGGCGGAGTGGGAGAGCATGAGCCCCGAGGAGAGGAAGGCGGCGTCGTCCGCGATCTCCAAGGGCACCCCCGCGTCGAGGGCCGTGGCCGACGCCCGCGGCCAGGGCGGGGGCCTGCCGCCCGCGGCCGGGGAGTCTCCCCCGAGCAGGCCCGGGCCGCCCCCGGTCGACGCCAACCCGCCGGGCGAGGGAAGCCAGCAGCAGAGGCTGGCCAGGCAGTCCTCCGACACCGCGTCCAAGTTGGAGCAGACGCTCATGGACGCGACGGAGGGCGAGGTCGACCCGACGACCTCCGACAAGATCGGGCAGGACCTGGGCAACTTCAGGGACGCCCTGGACGCCCTGACCTCCGGGGTCGACGAGGGCAACTACGACAAGCGGGACCTGGACTCCGCCAAGAGCGGGCTCACCAACCTGGAGGGCACTCTCATGGCGGCCGCCGACAACGGCGAGTTCAGCGACGAGGCGGCCAACGCGGTCGGCACGGCGCTGGACGACATGTTCAACCACCTGGGGGCGCTGGAGCAGAGCCTCCAGGGCTCCACCGAGCCCCCGCCGTTCGCCACCCGCATGTACGTGCGGCAGTGGCTCGGGCGGCGCGGGCTGCGGACCGGCAGGTTCGCGCGCAGGGCCTCGGCCGCGGCCGGGGTATGATACGGAACAGACAGAGCCGCTGGTGTATGTGCCGGGCTGCCACGTGAGGCTGACTTCGAGAGGACACCAGCGATGCCTCGCTCGCAGACCAAGGACAACAAGATCGAGATCCCGGAGGACCTGACCGGGCTCTCCGACGAGGACCTGCAGGCCCTCCACGACCAGGCCGTCACCGCCTTCCAGGCGATGCAGCCGGAGGACGGCTCCGCGCCGTCCGACGAGGCCCTGGACGCGATGGCCGCCCTGGCGGAGGGGATCGACGCCCTCCGCGGCGAGGCCGGGAACCGCGACGCGGCCGCCCTGTCCCGCAGCAACCGCGCCAAGGAGATCGCCGACAAGGTGCTCTCGGCCCAGACCGGGACCGAGGACGACCCGACCGGCGACGGCGACGGCGCCGACTCGGAGCCGGACGGCGACGAGCCCCAGGCCGAGGGCGTGGAGCCCGACAAGGAGGGCGGCGACGCCGACGCGGCGGACACGTCCTCGCTGTCGAAGCGGCGCGCGCCGATCCAGATCGACCTGGGCGCGCTGGCCAGCCAGCGCCCCGCGCCGGAGGCGGAGGACGAGGGCGACAGGCCCACGTCGGTCGCCCTCGCGGCCCAGGGCGCGATGGGCTACAACGTCGGCGACAAGATGACGACGATGGACATGGCCAAGGCGATCAACAGCCGCCTGAACGGCTTCAACGCCTCCTCGTACGAGGGCGCCCGCGCCCGCGGCGTGCGGGAGTCGGAGCGGTTCACCATCGCCCGCATCCCGCGCGAGTTCGACGAGCGCGCCGTCGTCAAGGACGAGGACCCGGCCGACGCCATGAAGTACGCGACGGACGAGAGGAACCTGCCCGGCGGGAGCCTCGTGGCCTCCGGCGGCTGGTGCGCCCCGTCCCAGACCGTGTACGACCTGGTGAACATCACCGAGGCGGAGAACCTGGTCTCGATCCCCGAGATCCAGATCAACCGCGGCGGCATCCGGTTCACCATCGGCCCGGACTACTCGGCGGTCTTCGCCTCGACCGGCTTCTGCTACACCGAGGCCCAGGACCAGGCGGGCAACTACAACGGCGCGGGCGGCGGCACCAAGCCCGTGACCCGCGTCCCCTGCCCGGGCTTCCAGGAGGTCCGGCTGGGCTACTGCGGCGTCGCGATCGGCGCGGGCCTGCTCCAGCAGAGGGGCTACCCGGAGGTCATCGAGGACTACGTGGCCAAGACGCTGAACGCCCACGCGCACCGCAAGAGCGCGTCGGTGATCAACAGCATGGTCACCCAGTCCACCGCCGTGACCATGCCCGCCGCCCAGGCCGGGGCCGTCGCGCCGCTCCTCAGCGCAATCGACCTGCAGGCCATGCACTACCGGGCGATCAACCGCACCGCGGACGACAAGACGCTGGAGATCGTGCTGCCGAACTGGGTGAAGGGCGTCCTCCGCATGGACCTCGCCCGCCGGTCCGGCGTCGACCTCCTCGACGTGTCCGACGCCCGCATCAGCGGCTGGTTCGCCCAGCGCAACGTCAACCCGCAGTACGTGGTCGACTGGCAGGACATCGCCACCACCCCGGCGTCCGGCTTCACCGCCGCGCCGACCGGCGTGTCCTTCCTGCTCTACGCGGCCGGGACCTTCGTCCAGGGTGTCACGGACAGCATCATGTTCGAGAACATCTACGACTCGGTCCTCCTCGGCACGAACGACTTCACCGCGCTGTTCACCGAGGACCCGTTCCTCGTGGCCAAGCGGATGAACGACTCCCGTGTCGTCAACGTGGGCCTCAACCCGGACGGCTCGACGCACATCGGCGTCGACATCCTCCGGAACGGCACCGCGACCGGCGCCGGTTCCTGAGCCGGACCCCGGGGCGGGGAGGGTGTGAGCCTTCCCGCCCCCGCCCCGGGGCACGCCGACCAAGGCACTAGAGAGCGAGAGGGCAGAGGACATGGCAGGTGGGTACGGGCCCCCGTTGGTGGTCGAGGGCGCGCCGCGCCAGCCCCTCCCCTTCGGGCTGTTCACCGTGGTCGACTGGCGGGACAGCACCGACCCGCACTGGGCGAACGGGGTCGAGTGGGAGCCGGTCACGTGCCAGCCCGCCTCGGCGATCGACGACCCCGACTGCGTCAAGATGCAGGGCTTCCAGCAGAAGTACGCCGCTCCCCCGGGCACCGGCTCGGCGGAGCGGTTCACGGTCCAGGGCGCGTACCGCTGCGGCACCCCCGCGGGCGGGCAGCGCCTGGCGATGGGCCAGGAGAGGGCCGTCGCCCACCTGCTCGGCCGCGAGCAGGGCCAGGCGGAGTACATGGCCTGGCAGCGCATGGCCGCCCAGGCGACCGACATCACCCCCGCGTCGGGTTCCCTGGCCCCGGCCTACGCGCTGGCCGCCCTGGAGGACTGGCTCGGCCGGAACTACGGCAGCCTCGGCGTCCTCCACCTGGACCGCGGCGCGGCCAGCCTCTCGTCCTCCAACGGGGCGATCGAGGCCAGGGGCGCGCGCCTGTTCACCAACATCGGCACCCCCGTCTCGGCGGGCGGCGGCTACCCCAAGACCTCGCCGGGCGGCGCCCAGCCGACCCCGGGCGAGACGTGGGCCTTCGCGTCCCCGGCCATGTTCGGCTACCGGGGCGAGGTCTACACCGGGTCGGCGCAGAACGAGGTCTCCGCCGGGGGCTTCGACTACAGCCACAACGACCTGTACGCAGTCGCGAACCGCGACTACGTGGTCGCCTTCGACCCGTGTGGGGTCGCGGCCGTCAGGATGAAGATCGCATGACCGAGGAGAGGAAGTAGGAATGGCTACGCAGTGCTTCACGCCGATCTTCGGCAAGCGCATCCGCGTGTCCCAGATGGACTCGCTGTGCCGCCCCGTCACGGGTGGGTCCTGCGCCGAGATCGTCACGGACGGGTTCATCAGCCTGTCGCTGTCCAGCGAGGTAGAGGACGGCGTCGAGGTCATCGTCAAGAAGGCGTCGGGCGCCCTGTGCGTCAACGTGAAGGCGCCGGACTCCTTCAAGCGGTTCACGCTGGAGATGGAGTTCTGCGGCGTCGACCCCGACCTGCTGTCCTTCATGACCAACATGACGGCGTTCGGCGACGGGCTCGGCAACGTCATCGGGGCCACGGCCTACGAGGGCACCGTGACCAACCGATTCGGCCTGGAGGTCTGGACCGGCATCGCCAGCGCGGCGCCGACCGGCCTGGGCTGGGTCGAGGCCAGCGGCCTGCTCACCCTCCCGTGCGTCAACGCGGGCGTGCTGGGCGACCTCACGGTCGACAGCGAGAACGCCGTGTCGTTCTCGATGACCGGCGCCTACACCGTGTCCGGCAACGCCTGGGGCTTCGGCGTCCACAACGTCTGGAACAACGCGGCCGGGACGGCGGTCAAGTTGCCCGAGGCGATCTTGCCGACCGAGCCCCTGCTGATCCTCCAGACCGGGGTGGCGCCGCCCGCCGCGGCGTGCGGGTGCCGGGCGTTCGCCCCATGACAGACCTCGCCCGGGTCCCCTACCCACCTTGGGGACCCGGGCCTGGAACAGAGTAACGAGACAGAGGAGATCCAGCCATGACCCGAGTGGTGCTGGGCAACCGCCACGCGATCCACAGCGTCGACCACGGCGCGACGTACGAGGCGCTGCCCAAGGGGAAGCGCGCCACGGTGGTCGACTTCCCGCCGGGCACGCCCCTGACCGACATGATCAAGACCGTCCTGGACCCCCAGGGCGTCTGGGCCTACCACGCGGTCGGCGTGGAGGGCGAGCAGGTGGCGCCGGACGGCAGCACCGTCGTCCGCGAGGCGATCCACAAGACGGCCAAGCCCGCCTGGGTGGCCAGCGACTCCGAGGCCCTGGCCGCGGTCCTGGCCGAGGCGTTCGGCGGCATCGAGGTCCGCGACCTGGAGGAGCCCGAGGGGCACCCCGCGGTCGAGTGGCCCAAGGAGGCCCACTACGGGTACCGGCCCGAGGAGGCCAAGGGCGGCGGCGGCGGCGGCGGCGGCGGCTCGGACAACCCCGCGACGTTCCTCCCGACCCTCCTGGCCTTCATGCTCCTGGTCCCGGCCCTCTGCCGACTGGCGATGCTGCTCCTGAAGACCAACGCGGGCAACGACTTCCAGTACAACCAGATGGCGGGGTCCGCCAGCGCGACGGCGGTCGGCAAGTGGGTCGCCCTCACGGCCAACGTCACCGCCCCGGCCGCGGGAGACACCACCCTGACCGGCGAGATCGTCACAGGCGGCGGCGGCCTGGTCCGCAAGGCGGGCACCCCGGCTCACACGACCGGCGCGGCCTCGTACACCATCACGACCGTCTTCACCGCCAACGGCTCCGACAGCCTGCCCGTGACCATCGGCAAGCGCGGGATCTTCGACGCGGCCTCGGTGGGCAACATGGTCTTCGAGACCCTGGTCAGCCCGACCGCCACCCTCTCGGCGTCCGGCGACAACTTGACGCTGACCGACACGGTGACGATGTGAACCGGCGCGCCCTCGCCGCCCTCGCCCTGCTGGCCGGGGTCCTCGCGATCCCGGTCCCGGCCCAGGCGGCCCCGGACCCTCTCACGTGCGCGGGCTACGCCCAGCCGCGCGTGTTCCTGGAGGCGCAGGACTGGTGGCGCCCCACCGTCTCCGGCACCGAGGACTTCGGCCACGTCCACATGGGCATCTGCTTCCCGCTCGGCCAGCCGGTGGGCGGGACGGTCCACTTCGACTTCGTGGTCCAACTCCACGAGAACCCCGGCCTGCTCCAGAACGTCCGGATCCACCTCCTCGACGGCAACGGCCAGAACCACCAGGTCGTCTCGGTCAAGGTCGGCCAGACCGCCGCCCAGCACTGCCCGGCCAGCCCGGACCAGTGCACGTGGACGATCCCGGTCGACCTGAACACCACCGTCTCCACCACGGACGGGTTCGTGAACTACCGGCCCGCCGCGATCGTCACCCACCCCGGCGACGGCGGCACCAAGCAGTTCGCGGGCGCGGCGTGGCCGCTGCAACTCGCCAACGGCGGCGGGCGCCCGGTCAAGAACGCGATCAGCCCGCTGCGGATAGCCGGGTCGTCGTGGTACCAGGGGTCGCTGTACGAGGAGGCCGAGTTCCTGTCGCCGCTCCCGGCCACCGTCTCCGGCGTGTGGACGCCGACCGTGAACCTCCACCCCGGGGCGGGCGGCACGGACGTGACGCGCGTCTTCGCCTCCCTCGACCCGCACTTCCACGCGGTCCCGGTCGACCAGGGGACGGTGCTGCTCGACCGGGCGGGGCCGTACAAGGGCACGGTCACCATCGACACCACCACCCTGTCCAACGGCCCGCACAAGTTGTTCCTCCGGTCCGACTCGCCGTGCGACGGGACGGCGGGGAACAACTGCGGGACCAAGCCCGAGGGCGGCACCAACAACCTGTCCACGCACTCCTCCGTCCAGGTGGTACCCTTCACCGTAGCCAACTGAGGAGGGACCCGCCGTGCCGATCCAGAACGTCCAGCGCGGCGCCAACCTGGCGGGGGACTCGGTGACCACGGGGTCGGTCACGGTCACCGCGAACGCCGCGGCCAACACCAAGGGCGCCTGGTCGCAGGTGTTCGCCTCGACGGTGACCGACTCCGGGTGGCTGGTCGTGCAGCCCGACGACGTGTTCGTCTCGGCCACCAACACCGGCACCCTCATGGACGTGGGGGTCGGGGCGGCCGGGGCGGAGCAGGTGGTCGTCCCGAACATCGTGATGGGCGCCTGGCAGCACGGCAGCATGTTCATGTGCCCGATGTTCGTCCCGGCCGGGAGCCGGGTGGCGGTCCGCATCCAGTCGGCGGTCGCCTCGAAGGCGTTCCCCGTCAAGGTGAACCTCCTGCCGTGCGCGGTCCAGGCCGACGCCTGCCAGTGGTGCGAGGCCCTGGGCGTGAGCACCGCGACCTCGGGCGGCACGACCCTGCCGACGCCCTCCGTGGCCGGGACCAAGACCGGGTGGGTGCAGTTGTCCGCCGGGCTGACGAGGGACACCTCGGTCATCTGCTGGGCGATGGGGACCCTCGGCTCCAACATCGCCGCCGCGAAGGGCGGGGTCGACATCGGCTACGGCCCGTCGGGCCAGGAGCAGCCCCTCGTCGCGAACGCCCGGTGGGAGCAGTTGGGCACGGAGAACATCAACCCGTGCATGTTCCCCGTGCCCTGCAACCTCCCCGCCGGGACCAGGATCGCGGCCCGGTTCGACTCGACCTCCACCGCCGCTGCGTCCGTCCCGCAGGTCGCCGCGTACGCCTTCGCATGAGGAGCCCAGGATGACCGTAGCCCAGACCAACTCCGGCACGCAGACCACCACGGTCGGGACCACCCACACCCTCGCCACCCCGACGGCGACCGGGAAGACGTACGTCCTCTACCTCGACCTGACCAACCTGGCGGCGGGCGACGTGCTCGACGTGTTCCTCCAGAGCAAGGTGCTCTCGACCTCCTCGTTCAAGAACGTCTACAGCCTCACGTTCGCGGGGCCGCAGTCCGACCCGTACTTCCTGAGCATCCCGATCGCGTCGGCCCAGGGGGTGCAGTTCCAGATCAAGCAGACCGCCGGGTCGACGCGGAACCTCGACTGGGCCGTCCAGAGCCTGGACTAAAGGCCGATGTCGTACCTCTACTCCGCCGGGAACCCGCCGCGCGTCGCGGGAGGGACCAGCCTGTCCAGGGGCACGTCCGACTCGGCGGGGGCCTCGGACGCCGTGGCCAGGCTGGCCCAGGCCCTCGCCAGAGCGACCTCCGACGGCGCCCCGGCCTCCGACGCCGACGCCCGCGCGGCCGGGCACCCGAGGGCGGAGGGCGACAGCGCGCCCGCCTCCGACGCGACGGCGCGGGCCGCCCAGCCCCTCGCCAGAAGCCAGTCCGACAGCGCGCCCGCGTCCGACAGCCAGGCCAGGGCGGCCGGGCACCCACGGGCGGGGTCGGACAGCGCGCCCGCCTCCGACGCCCTCGCGTACCAGCGGGGCGTCGGGCGGTCGCAGTCCGACAGCGCCCCGGCCTCCGACGCGACCGCGCGGGCCGCGCAGGCCCTCGCCAGGTCGGCCTCCGACAGCGCCCCGGCGGCCGACGGCACCGCGGCCGCGGGCAGCCGGTCCAGGTCGGCGGCCGACAGCGCCCCGGCGTCCGACGCCGACGCCCGGGCCGCGGGCCACCCGAGGCCGGGGAGCGAGAGCGCCCCGGCGGCGGACTCGAACGCGTACCTCAAGGGCCAAGGCAGGCTGCAGTCCGACGGCGCCCCCGCGTTCGACGCGACGGCCAGGGCCGCCCAGCCGCTCGCCAGGAGCACGTCCGAGTCCGCCCCGGCGGCGGACTCCCCCGCCAGGCAGGCCGCCAAGGCCCGCGCGCAGTCCGACAGCGCGCCCGCCACCGAGACCTCGCCCACCTGGGTCAAGGGCCTCGGCCGCCTGGGGAGCGACGCGTCCGGCGGCGCGGACGCCTCCGCCCGGAGCGCCGCCCACCCGCGGCCCCTGTCCGACAGCGCCCCCGCGTCCGACGTGGCCGCCAGGGGCGCGCAGTCCCTCGCCAGGTCCGCCTCCGACAGCGCCCCCGCGGCGGACAGCGACGCGTCCAGCACGGGGCACGTGCTCTCCCGGAGCACGTCCGACAGCGCCCCGGCCAGCGACTCCACCGCCAGGCAGGCGGCCAAGGCCCGGGGCACGGCCGACGGCGCCCCAGCGGCGGACGGCCAGGCCCGGGGCACGGCCAGGGCCAGGTCGGCCGCGGAGAGCGCCCCCGCGGCCGACTCCGGGGCCAGGGCGGTCGGCCGGTCGCGGGCGTCCGGCGACGCCGCGCCCGCCGCGGACTCGGCCGCCTGGGCGGCCGCCCGGGCCAGGGCGCAGGTGGACGCGGCCGGGGGGACCGACCTGCTGGCCCGCCTGCTGGCCCTGACGCGCCACCAGGCCGACAGCGCCCCCGCCCTGGACACCGCCGGGACCGTGGCCCCGGTCACCCCGCCGGGCCGCGTGGTGACGCCCCTGGTCGGCCCCAGGGTGGTCCGCGTGGGGCCGGACGACAGGACCGTGGCCCCGGGGTCCACCGAGCCCGCCGCGGCCCGCCTGGTGGCCGTCCTGGGGGCCGACAGGACGGTCCGCGTGGGCCGCGACGACCGCGCCGTGCCGGTAGAATAGGAAGCGCCATGAAGATGAGCAAGGACCCGCAGGCGGTCCTCGACTACAAGTTCGACTGGGCGGCGGGCTTCCTCCAGCCGGGCGAGAAGATCACGTCCTTCACGGTCGCGGTCGCCCCGGACGACGGCACCCTCGCCGTCACGTCGCAGTCCAGCACGGACACCGTGGTCACCGTCTTCCTCGGCGGCGGCACCGACTCCAGGACCTACACCGTCACCAACCACGTGACGACCGACCAGGGCCGCCAGGAGGACGCGTTCCTCGAACTGGTGATCCGGGACGAGGAGCCCTCCGGCGCGCTCTCCGCGTGCGAGTGGCCCGTGGTCTACCCCGAGGACGCCGAGTTCCCGGTCGCCCCGTCCGGCATGGCCGTATACGAGGACATGGCGGCGGAGTTGCTGTGGCGCTGGACCGGGCGCCGCTTCGGCCTGTGCGAGGCCACGATCCGCCCGTGCCGCCAGGACTGCACGGGCTGGGTGAGCACCTACTACGGCACCTCGGGCTCGCCGCCCTGGCCGGTCGGCCGCCCGTTCTACCCGGCCCTGGTGAGGGGCCAGTGGTTCAACATCGGCTGCGGCGGGGGCTGCGGCGACCAGTGCGGGTGCGAGGCCAACCAGTCGCTCGCGTTCGAGAAGCCCGTGTGGGAGGTCGCGGAGGTCCAGGTCGACGGGGTGGTCCTCGACCCCTCCGCCTACCAACTGTTCAACTCCCGGTACCTCACCCGCACGGACGGCGGCACCTGGCCGACGTGCCAGGACATGAGCAAGCGCCTGGGCGCGGCCGGGACGTGGGGCGTGACCATCCGCGTCGGCGACCCCGTGCCCGCGGGCGGGCAACTCGCCGCCGGGAAGTTGGCTCTCGAACTCGCCAAGGCGTTCACCGGTTCCAAGGGCTGCGAACTGCCGACCCGCGTGCAGTCCGTCACCAGGGCTGGCGTGTCGATCTCCATGATGCTCGACACCTTCGACGACCTCGACAAGGGCAAGACCGGGGTCTGGGTCGTGGACGCCTGGGTGGCCAGCGTCAACAAGCCCGACATCGGCTTCAGCGTCGCCAGCCCGGACCTCCGCACCACGAGGGTCCCCCGTGGCTGACCGGGTGGGGCCCGTCCTCCAGTCCGCGCTGGCCGCCGTCGCCCCGGCCGTGGGCATCGACCCCGGGGCCGGGCAGGTCAGCCTCCAGCCCGGCAACACGGCCGTCTGGGACAACTGCTGCGAGAGCGGCGGCACCCTCTGGGCGCGCCTGGTGAGCCTGGTCCCCAAGTACAGCAAGGACAAGGTGCCCTGCCTCACCCACGTCCAGATCCGGGCGGCCGTGGGGTGGGTCAAGTGTGTGCACGTGCTGGAGGGGGACGGCGACCCGCCGACCGCCGAGGAGCAGACCTCCGACACGCTCCAGATCACGGGCGACGCCCAGGCCGCCTTCGACGCCCTCGTGGCGCACGGGTGGGACGGGACGCACTTCTTCAGCCGCTCGCTCCGCCTGGAGCAGGGCGCCCCGCAGGGGCCGGAGGGCGGCTGCGCGGGCTTCGAGTGGACGTTCAGCGGCAACGTCCTGATGCTGGCCTGAGCCGTGCCCGGGATCAGGCGCGTCGTCTTCCACCGGGCCGAACTGGCGAGGATGATGGCCCCCGAGGGGCAGATCCACCGGGCGTCGGCGCGGGCCGCCGGGCGCGTGCGCGACCGGGCCAAGAAGGGCGCGACCGTCGACAAGGGCCTCATGCGGAACAGCGTCGTCAGCGAGGAGCAGACCGCGGACGGGCCCTACCGGCTCGTGTTCAGGATCGGCTCGAAGGTGTTCTACGCGATCTACCAGGAACTCGGCACCGGCCCGATCTACGCCCGGCGCGCCCCGCTCCTGGTCTTCAGGACCAAGGGTGGCCGCTGGGTCGCGACCTACAGCACGCGCGGGGTGCCCGCCGTGCACTTCCTCGGCAACGCGATAGCGGAGGTCACGGCCGCCGACTTCCTGCCCTGAGACGGTAGAATCGAGCGCGACGAGAAGGAGGTTGCCATGTGCAACTGTGGTGGGTCCAACACCGCGCGGCAGCGGCCCGCGGAGACGGTCGAGCAACAGCAGGCGAGGGGGTTCTTCCAGGACGGCGTGGGGTCCCCCGAGCCGACACCGGCGCCGATGCCGGACGAGGGCTGGGCGGCCGCCCAGCGCGAGAGCGAGGGCGCAGGTGTCTGACCTCTCCTTCAAGGCGCGCAAGCGCGACCGCTCCCCGGTGTCGTTCGACATCGAGGGCGACAAGCACACGTACGAGTTCAAGCCCCCGAAGACGGCCAAGATGGTCGTCCCCATGCTGGACAGCGACAACGACCTCGACGCCGCCAAGGCGTTCTTCGGGTGGCTGGACGAGGGCCTGTCCGAGGAGGACCGTGAGCACCTGCTCGCCCGCCTCAGGGACGACGAGGACGACCTGGACTTCGAGGACCTGGAGGACATCGTAGAGGGGATCGTGGAGGAAGTCAGCGGACGCCCTACCACGTAGCGAGCAGGCTAGTCTCGCTCGCTAGGAACAACTGGACCGACTATGACGGCTGGGCCGCGGCGAGAGGAGTGGACCCGATGAGGCTCCCCATCGACCGCTTCCTCAACCTGCTGTACTTCTGGGCCACGGAGAACGCGGAGGACAAGGACCGGCGCAAGTTCGACACCAAGTTGAACCTGCCCGACTCCCGCCCCGGCAAGAGGCTCCGGCAGGCGGCGCGGCCCGACAGCCCGTGGTCCAAGGACAACGAGGAGAGGTCCCTCGCGCTGTTCGCGGCGCAGTTGAAGGGCGACGCGGCGGTGCCCGGTGCCTAGCATCGCCGACGCCTACGTCGACCTCCACGTCAACGGCGACAACATCGAGCCGGAGACGACGGAGGCGATCAAGGGCGCGTCGCCCAAGGCGGAGAAGGAGTCCGAGCGCCTGGGCGACAGGTCCGGCGACAAGGCCGGGGGCGGGTTCGTCAAGGGCTTCCGCAAGCGGATCGGCAGGGGCGACTCGTTCCTCTCCGCCTTCAAGGCCGAGGGGACCAGGGCGGCCAGCGGCTTCATCGGCAACTTCCGCAAGAAGATGAGCAGCACGTCGTTCGGCGACGTGGGCAAGTCGATCAGGGAGTCCTTCGGCGGCCTGTCCGGCCTCAAGTTGCCCGCGATCGGCGCCGCGATCCCGTTCATCACGAGCGGGCTCTCGGCCCTCGCGGGGGCGGCCACGGCGCTGACCGGGGCGGTCGCGCAGGCGTCCGGGGTCTGGGCCGCCTTCGCCCCCGTCCTGCTGTCGGTCAAGAGCGCGCTCCTGGTCGGGAAGTTGGCCTTCTCAGGCTTCACCAAGGCGGTCGGCGGGGACGAGAAGGCCCTCGCGTCCCTCTCCCCCAACGCGCGGGCGGCGGCCAAGGCCGTCACGGCCCTCGGCGGCTCGTGGAACAAGGTCAAGGGAGCCCTCCAGCAGGCCGTCTTCCGGGGCCTCAACAGGGACATCACCGACACCGCGCACAAGGTCCTGCCGGTGCTCCAGGCCCGCCTGGCCGGGACCGGCCGCGTGTTCAACGACCTGTTCAAGAGCGTGCTCCGGTACGGGCAGAGCAGCCGGTTCCTCAAGGTCCTGAACGCCGACATGAAGGGCAACAACCGCATCCTCGGCACGCTCAGCAAGGCCGCGGTGCCCGCCCTGAACGGGGTCCTCCACCTGCTCCACGCCCTGCAGCCCGCGGGCAACAGGCTGTCCGGCACGATCGTCAACCTCGCCAAGAACTTCAGCCGCTGGGCCTCCTCCGCCAAGGGGCAGAAGGGCATCCAGGCGTTCATGGACCGGGCGTTCAAGAGCGCGACCCACCTGGCGCACATCGTCGTAAACCTCGGCAAGGTGCTGCACAACGTCTTCGGCGCCGCGACCAAGCCCGGCGACGCCCTGCTGAAGGTCTTCGACCGGCTGACCGGGCGCCTCGCGGACTTCACCGGCAAGGCGTCGACCAAGAACGCGATCGCGGAGTGGGCCAAGAAGGGCATCAAGGTCAGCGGGCAACTGGCCCGCGACCTCGGCAAGATCGGCAAGGTCCTGCTGCCCCTGTTCAACCCGAACATCGCCAGCGGCTACCTGTCGGTCTTCGAGGGCATCGCCCCGATCGTCGTCAGCCTCGTCCACGTCTTCCAGGACGCCCTCGCCCCGGTGCTGAAGGACATCGGCAAGTCCTTCTCCGAGAACGGACCCAAGTTCGCCGCGCTGTTCACGGCCCTCAAGCCCCTGCTCGGCGGCGTCCTCGCCGTCGTCGGGCAGATCATCACCCAGTCGATCTCCATGCTCGGGACCATCGCCCAGGTGATCACGCCGGTCGTGGCCGTCATCTCGAACGTCCTCGGCCCGGTCCTCAAGAAGTTCGCCCCGATCATCGCGTTCATGATCCTCGCCTTCACCAACTGGGGCGGGGCGATCGTCAAGGCGATCCCGTTCGTGGGGAAGTTCCTCGCCCCCATCGTCAGGCTGGCCGAGTACATCAGCCAGAAGTTGATCCCCGTCTTCGAGACGATCGGCAAGTTCGTCGGCCCGACCATGAAGTTGGTCGGCAAGGCGATCTCCGGCGGCAGCGAGGTGGCGGGCAAGGCGTTCAGCAAGTGGTTCGGCCCCATGCTGAGGCTCGCGGAGAAGGTGACGGGCGGCATCTGGAAGGCCGTCAAGTTCGTGTTCTCCAAGTTGGAGCCCTTCATCCGCCCCGTCCTCACGGTCGTCGCCAAGGTGGTCGAGAAGTACCTCGCCGTCTACCGGAAGGTGTTCGAGGTATCCTTCAAGGCCAGCATGAAGGTCGTGCAGGTGGCGATCCGGGTCATCCGCGCCGTGGTCGGCGCCGGGGCGAGGTTCATCAAGAGCGTCATCGGCACCGAACTGCAGGCCGCCCGCGCGGTCTTCAGCCGCGTGTTCGGCGGGGTGGTCAAGACCGTGAGGGGGGCCTGGAAGGCGATCGTGGGCGCGGTGCGCGGGGGCGCCCGCGAGGTGGCGACCCTGGTGACCAACCTCATCGGCAACCTCCTGCAACTGGGGGGACGCTTCCTCAACGTAGGGAAGACCCTCGGCAGGAAGATCGTGGAGGGCATCAAGGAGGGCGTGCGGGCGCTGGGCCACGGCCTCGGCGACCTCGCCGCCCAACTCAAGAGCGCGATCAACAACATCATCGGCCTGCCGCGCGACTTCTCGTTCTCCGTCCTCGGCAAGCACGTCGGCTTCACGATCCCCGGGTTCGCGACCGGCGGCAAGATGCCCTGGGACGGCGTGGCCCGCGTCGGGGAGCACGGCCCCGAGACGGTCTACCTGCCGCGCGACAGCCGGGTCGACAACGCCAGCAAGACCAGGGCGGCCGACCGGCCGCGCGAGACGCAGCGCGGCCCGAGGCGGCTCGTCCTGCGCGTCGGCAGCCGCGAGTTCGACGCGTACCTGGACGAGCGCATCGAAGCCTACGACAGCCTGGTGGGGTGACCCGTGACCGTCAAGAACATCCCCCTCACCATGTACAGCGTCCGGCAGCCCAAGCCGGACAAGAAGTTCGGGGCGCCCGCCCAGGTGCCGCTGAACGACGCGACCGGCTCGGACGAGAAGTGGGCGCTCGTGCGGGGCTCCATGAAGGCGATCCCCGACGACGCCGTGGTGCAGTCCGCGGAGTTGAGGGTATACGCGGGCAAGGCGTTCGTCGGCAGCGTCACCGTCTCGGCTGGCGCGAACCCCGACGGCAACTGGGGCTCCGGCGTGCGCTGGTCGAACCGCCCGACCCCGACCGGCACCACGCTGGCCAGCGCGACCGTGGTCAACCCCGCGGCGGGCGCGCTGTTCTCCATCTCTGGCGCGAGCCTCACGGCCTGGGTGGCCACCAGGGTGACGACCGGCCTCGCCCTGAAGGTCAACCAGAACGCCGACTTCTTCCTCAGCGGCTCGTCCGCGGCGGACCTCAGGCCGGTCCTCGTCGTCACGTACGTCGTCGTCCCCGACCCGCCGGGCAGCCTCCGGCCGTCCGGCGGCGCGGTGTCGGTCCCCAAGCCGGACCTCACCTTCGACGGGCCGGACGACATGTCCGCCTTCCAGGTCCAGTTCAGCACGGACGGCGGGTCCTCGGTCGCCTTCGACACGGGCTCGACCGCAGCCACGCAGGGCTACTACGTCCAGGCCGCGGGCTCGCCGACCCCGGTGTCCGGCGTGACCACGCTCTCCTGGCGGGCCAGGGTGACCAACCCCTCCGGCACGAGCGCGTACAGCGACTGGGCCTCCTACACCTACCGGCCCCTGCCCGTCGTCACCATCACCAACCCCGTCGACGGCTCCAACCAGGTCGACGGCACGCCGCCGCTCACCTGGACCGTGACCGGGCCGGTGTCCCAGACCGGGTGGAAGGCTGAGATAAACAACGCCTCCGACAGGGTGATCGACGACAGCAACGGGTGGCAGGACGAGCCCGCGACGCGGGCCTGGACGCCCAGCAGGGGCGTGAAGGTGCCCGGCGGCTCCGGCAGCAACCGGCTCTACGTCCGGGACGACAGCGTGACGCGGGCGGGCGGCGCCAACGCCCCCACGCACGTCGTCCTGAAGACCTCCTGGCAGACGGTGGAGAGCAGCGCCGTGTCCGGCATCTCGGGCCTCGCCGTCAACGTCGTCAACGGCGTCGTGACGATCACCGGCACCCGCGGCGCGGGCACGCCGGACACCGTGAGCCTCCTCCGGGACGGCGTGAAGGTCCCCCTGTGGGACCTGGAGAACGACCCCGTGCTGAAGGGCGCGGAGGGCACCAAGTTCTTCGTCGGCGGCGCCTTCACCATCCCCGACTACACGGCCGACCTGCGGCGCCAGCACACCTGGAAGGTCGTCACGTACGTCGGCGGCAACCCGGCCGGGGCGGGGACCGTGACCGCCCGGCCGTTCGACGGGGGCTGCTACCTCCTCAACCCCCGGGACGGCACCAAGGTCGAGGTCTGGGGCCTGGGCGACGCGCCGTCGAACGAGGAGGTCGTCGCCGAGAACAGCGTGCTGCACGTGCCCGTCACCAACGGCCTCGTCGTGGAGCCGGTCAGGCGCAGGCTGACCAGGACGACCAAGGCGGGCACGGTCACGGGCGTCGCCCTGGACGCGGAGGCCGACCGGCTGCAGGGCTGGGTCGAGGGCGCGCAGCAGGACCGCTACCGCCTCGTGTTCGGGATCAACAACTACTCGGTCATCCTCGGCGACTACAGCCCCCAGGACTCGTTCTACTCCGAGCAACTGTCCCAGGAGCGCACGCAGTTCACGCTCAACTGGTGGGAGAGGCTGGACCCCTGAGATGCAGGACCTCAACCTCAACCGGAGCCAGTTGCCGGTGTACAACAGGTTCATCCAGGGCGACCACGACTTCGACGTGTGGGTGGACGTGTGCAACCTGGAGGAGCGCCCGCTGTACAAGATCCCCCTGCTCGACGGCCAGGTCGACCTGCACGACGACGACGGCCCCGACCGCACCGCCTCGCTGACCTTCTCCGACCCGGAGAGGGCGCTGTCCTTCGGCCACAAGTTCGCGTACGACGACCGGGGCGTCATCTGGGTCAACCGCCTGCTGAAGGTCCGGCACCGCGTCTGGGTGCCGGACCTGTCCCAGCACGTCACCGCGACCCCGTTCGTCGGCGTGCCCACCTCGGCCTCCCGGAGCGGCGCGGAACTCGGCCTCGAACTGGCCGACAAGAGTCTCCTGGCCAACCACGGCGTCCACGAGAAGACGTACAAGAAGGGCGCGAGGGCGTCCGACGTGCTCGTCGACATCCTCCGCAACACGGGGGAGCGGCACTACCGCATCCCCAGGAGCGACAAGAGGCTCAAGCGGGCGTACACGGTCGGGATGAAGGACCCGAGCATCTGGAGTTGGCCGGTCGCCCAGCGCATCGCGCGCAAGGAACTCAACTGGCGCCTGGAGGTCAAGAGCGACGGCTGGATCGTCGGCGAGCACCTGCACGCGCACCGGGCGCGGTACCAGGTGAGGGACCTGTTCGAACTGCCCCAGGGCCAGACGGACTTCACGGAGTTCGGCAACTACGTCAAGGTGACCTCGAAGCGGACCAAGAAGAAGATCACCGAGACGTGGGAGGGGACCGCGCAACTGCCCGGGCGCCACGACCTCTCCCCGTCCAGCCTCTCGCGCAACGGCGCGCCGCGGTTCCTGCCCCTCGTCCTGGAGGACGACAGCCTCAAGAGCAAGAAGCAGGTAGACGACCGGGTGGTCCAGGAACTCAAGAGCGTGAGCGACATCAGGTACGACCAGTCGTACAGCATCGTGCCGCCGCTCCACCTGGACAACCACGACCACCTGGTCATGCCCAACGACATCGGGTCGATCCCCTGGGACGAGGGCTCGATCCCGCTGACGACCGGCGGGGAGGCCACGGTCGGCGCCCACAGGTGGGTCAGCAGGCCCGTCGTCGTCCGGCGCAAGAGGGTCAAGTTGAGGCACACCATCAAAGTCAAGCACCCCAAGCAGAAGAAGCACGAGAAGAAGGGGAACCACCGTGGCTGAGAACGGCCTCCTCACCGAGGTCAGGGCGCACTGGGTCGGCACCGAGACGAGCGCCGCGGCCCCGTCCGGCGCGTCCTCCGTCACGGCCCTGGACGCCTCGGACATCTCCCCCGGCGACACCATCTGGCTCGACGGCGCCGTCCCGATGGGCGTCAACGCCGTGGACTACACGACGAACGTCGTCACCCTGGCCGGGACCCTGGCGGCCGCGTACGACGTGGCCACGCCCCTCGTGCCGGACGCGGGCGGCTCCCCCGCCCAAGAGTGGTGGGCGGAGGTCCTGCTCCCCAACGCGGAGGAGCCGATCGAGGTCCCGGTGACGTTCCACGACCGCGGCTTCCTGGAGGAGAGGGCGTACGAGCCCCCGATCCCCGTCGACCTGTACGACGACCTGTCCGGCATCGAGGACATCCCCGGGGCCGAGATGCTGATCCCCCAGTCGTCCTACGTGCCGCCGGACCTCAGCACCATCCTGACCCCGACCAGCGTCCCCGCGGGCAGCCCGGCGATCATCTCCGTCACCGGCACGAACGCAAGCCTGGTCGTGCAGACCGCGGCGCTCCCGATCGACGAGGCCGCCACGCGCGAGATCCACGTCTGGCAGGACGACACGGCGGTCGGCGGCGTCCACGGCCCGACCTACGTCCCCACTCCCGGAGACGCCTCCACGCTGTTCGTGGACACGTCCAGCCAGGTGACCGTCGTGGACCACCTGCCGGACGGCACGTCCCTCGTGCCCAACACGACGTACTTCGTCGCGACGTACGCGCACAACTCCCTGGGCTACGCGCCCGCCCCCTCGCCGACCGTGACCGGCGCCCTCAACCTGGAGAACATCGACACCGTGGTCGCGGCCCAACTGGTCGCGGGCTTCGCCCTCCTCGGGTCGATCCAGGTCGGCGACAACATCACCATCGACTCGAACACCGGCATCCAGGTCCTCGGAGGCGCCGCGCTGAGGATCCCCGCGGACGGGTCGGCCATCTCCATCACGGCGGACGTGGTGGCCAACACCCTGGAGGTCGACGGGAACCTGACCATCAAGGGCGGCGGCACGATCTACGGCGCGATCCAACTCTCGAACGGGGTCCAGGCGCCGAACAGCAAGCCGGGCATCAGCACGACCTGGCTGAACTACCAGACCGGGCTCTACACGGACGGCTCGGACCGCTCGTTCTACTTCGCGGGCATGGCGCCCCAGATCGACGACGCCAACTGGTTCGTCATCGCGGGCACCCTCTGGGGCCTGTCCGGCCTGTCGAACGGCGCGTCCGGCTCGGTCATCCTCAACGTCCACCGGGACGCGTCGAGCGGCACCGGCTTCCTGATCGAGGCCCGCAACGGCGCGAGCAAGGCGTGGCAGCAGAACTTCGAGGCGCACGGCGGCATCGCGACGGACCCGGTCGGGAACTGCTACTACCTCCTCGGCCAGGACTACGACCGGGGCGGCGACTGGTACATCTACCGCATCCAGAACGGGGCGGGCGGCGGCTCGTCGTTCAACAAGTTGAGCGAGTGGAGGATCGGCGGGCCGACCGCCTTCAGCGGCTACGAGCCGAGGATCGCGTTCGACACGGTGAACAACCGCCTCGGCATGTTCTGGCAGGTCGGCACCACGGACCTCCTGCTGCGCTGGTTCCTCCCGGACCTGTCCGCGCAGACCGGCACGGACCGCACCCTGATCACGAACCCGGGCGGCCGCACGGGGATCGGCGGCGCCTGGATCGGCGCGGACGGCACGGGCACCAGCCGGATCTACGTGGCGCTGAGGAACACCCAGGTCAGCGGCAACAACAACGTCCTCGCGTGGTCGCTGCCCGCGGGCTCGTCCACCAACCCGACCCGGAACGCCACCCAGGACTTCCCCCGGGCCGCCAACAACGTCATGAGCGGCGTCGCCTTCGACGCGACCAACGGGCGCATGGCGGGCCTGGCCAGGAACGGCCGCCTCTACAAGCACGGCCTGAGCACCGCGCAGGCGACGCTGACGGCGGAGCACGCCTGGGCGGACGAGAACGCCACGGGCGGCAAGCACGAGACGGCGGCCGGGCCGTCCAACGCGGTCACCTGGCCCGCGAGGACGTACCTCGTCCTGACCGTCCCGCCCCCGCCGGACGCGACCGACACCAACCCCGGGCACACGGACAAGGCCGACAGCGTGAGGCTGTACTGCTCGACCACGGGCGGCGCCTCGTGGGCGGGCTACCGACTGTTCTCGCCCTCCACGTGGTCCGCCACCCTCGCAGACCTGTCCGGCCTCACGGCGGGCAGCCCGAACGCGGGCACGCCGTTCCCCTCCGGCGTGGCGCCCTCGTCGCTGCAGTCCACGGCCATGCGGTCGGCGGAGCCGACCGTCCCCATGACGTTCTTCGACGGCGCCGGGGCGGCGAGGGCCGACAGCCTGGTGGCGCCCGGCACCCTCGCGTTCTACGGCGGCAACGTGCTCCCGAGCGGGTGGCTGCTCTGCGACGGCTCGGCCGTGTCCAGGACGACGTACGCCCAACTGTTCAGCGCGGTCGGGCTCGGCAAGTTGTTCGGCGGCGGGGACGGCAGCACTACCTTCAACCTCCCGGACTTCCGGGGCCGCTTCCCCATCGGCGTCGTGACCGGGGACCCGACCGCCGCCGGGTCCATCGGCGCCTACGAGACCAGCAACTCGGGCGGCCACCCCTCGGGGGCAGCCGACACGAGCCGCCTGCAGCACACCCACACCCACACCATCTCCCCCAACACGCTGTCCCAGACCAAGGCGACCAACACGGCCGCGACCGGCAGCGCGACCCGCGTCACCGACATCAGCGGGGACGTGCTGGGCAGCCACGCGCACGGAGGGGACACCGCCTCGTCCGGCGTCGGCGGCGCGAACCTGAACTACCACGGCTTCATGGCCGTGAACGTGATCGTCAAGGCGTAGAATGGGACCCGACAGAGACGCCCCCAGCAGGAGGAAACCATGAGCACACCCAGCCCCGCCCCGGGCACCCCGCAGACCAGCACCAAGGCGTACGTCGCCGCGGCGCTGACCTTCGTGGTCCTCGTACTCGGGTCGTGGATCGCTGACGACGGCGGCACGAGCCTCAAGGAGTTCGGCGAGTGGGTCGTCGCGGGCATCGTCGGCTCCGGCCTGGTCGGCGTCCCCGTGCACCTGACCCGCAACAAGGCCAAGGGCCTGGAGCACGTCGGGGGCGCCGGGTGACCGCCGTCCGCCTGGACGTGGCCCACTCGTCCGGCCAGTTCTCGGACACCCAGCCCCAGCAGACCGCCGACGCGAAGCGCCTGGCCGCCCGCGCCGAGAAGCGCGGCTGGCGGTGGCTCACCGGCACCGAGGCGGGACCCCAGTCCGTCCTCGGGAAGGCCCTCGCGACGGTCGACCAGGACCACGGCCTGCGGTTCCGCAAGGGCCGCGCGGGCGACGTGTGGGTCTGCCACCGCCGGGACCTGTTCGAGGGCCCGGTGGAGGAGGAGTGGTACAAGGTAGTGGACGGCGTGGCCGGGCGGTTCGCCGACCGCGGCGTCCTGCGCGTGACCGGCCACTCGCCACTCGTGCAGAGCGACCTCACCGTCCTCGTGAGCCACTACCTGACCGAGGGCCGACCCGGCGGGGACGCCGCGCACCGGAGGTTCCTCCGCGACAACACGCGAATCGCGGCCAAGGTCGGGGAGGTCGGCCGGGAGTTCGGCCGCGGCACCGACCTGTGCTTCTACGGCGGCGACCAGAACATCCCCGACCGGGAGTTCGACACGTTCCTGGGCGCCCCGTTCACCAGCCTCGCCGACGAACTCGGCGACTGGCAGGACACCGGCCACGGGTCGATCGACGTGATCGCCTCCTACAACGGGGACGGCCGCGTGCGCGGCGCGTCCTTCGACGTCCTGGACGACAGCGAGTTCGCGCTCGCCTCCGACCACTTCCTGTGCGAGGGCTCCTTCGAGGTCAGGGCGCCCCGGCACCGGCGCCGCTGAGCCCCGGGGCGGTAGACTTTGCGGCACACGAGGAGAGGAGGCCGGGGCCGTGGTGCAGATGCGGCACCGGGGCAGCGGCGGGCTGCACCCCTGGGTCACGACCGTCGTCGTGCTCGGCCTCCTCTTCCTCCTCGGGTACAATATCGTCATCGTGGGGCCAGACGGCTACCCGACCAGCGTGATCCTGGGGGGACTGCTGGGCGCCTACGCCGGGGTGGACGAACTGCTCCGGCGGAAGCGCGGCGGAGATGACGACCGGGGAGAAGGGGGCGGTGCGTGAGCGGTGTGCTTCGAGTCGGTCGCGTTCAACCTGCTCGGCTTCCTGGTGGGCGTCCCCGTGGGCCTCTGGGTAGGATTCTCCTGGAGGGACTGGCACGACAGGAAGGTCCTGGAGTGCGGACCGGGAGGGCGGCACAGTGAGCCAGACCGAGACTGAGAGGGACGCGGCCCAGGAGGTCGCGCGCCTCCGGCTCCTCCTCTCCTCCGTCGTGATCGTCGCGTCGGTGATCGTGATCATCATCGGCCTCCAGGGCCACGAGGCGAACAAGAAGGCGACCGGCGCGGCGGACACCGCCAAGGCGCTGGCGGCCGCCACGACGGCCCGGGCCGCGTGCCTCAACGCGTGGGCCGAGAAGTTCACCGAGGTCACCCGCGACCGGGTGGAGCAGCGCGGCAGGCTGGACGAGGCCAAGAAGGCCCACGACGCCGCGGTGGACGACGTGCTCGGCGTGTTCGTCAAGGCGATCGCGCACCCCCAGGACCAGGCGTTCCAGGACTCCCTGCTGCCCGAGTTCGAGAAGGCGCTCACCGCGTACGACGCCGCGACGAGGCACCTGCGCAGGGTCGAGGCCCGCTCCCAGCACCTGGCCGACAGCGGCGACTACCCGCGGCTGGACTGCTGACGTGCCGCGGTGGCTGGAGCGGCTGGAGCGGCACCGCGGGCGCCCCCTCAGCCTGTCGTTCTTCGCCCTCTGCGCGGCGGGCGTGGCGCTGACCGTGGAACTCTACCTGGCCGGGGCCGACCCGCGCCTGGTGTCGTCGGCCTACGGAGGGGTCGCCCTCGGCGGCCTGGTCTACCGGCTCATGACCACCTGGAGGGAGTGCACCGCGCTCGTCCACGCGCTCGCGCTCGCCGTGTGCGCCCTCCTGCTCGTCGGCGCGGTCATCGGCCTCCAACTCTCCGGCTACCTGCCGGGCGCCGACCCCAGCCCGGACCGCCCGGTCGGGGCCTCTTGGTGGAGCGTGTACGTGCGCCTGGGCTGCATGGTCCTCGCGCTGAAGTGGCCCTTCTGGATCAACAAGCGGACCCCGCCCTGGCGGGACTGAAAGGTGGGAAAGTGAACGGTTGGTGGTGGCTCGACGCGGGCCTGTGGCTCCTCGCGACGCTGCGCGTGTCCAGGCTCGTGACATCGGACCTGATCCCGGGGAAGTTGTGGATCCAACTCCCCCTCAACAAGCGGGCGTACCGGCGCGGGCCGCAGGACATGCCCGGGTGGTCCAGGTACCTCGACGGCCTGGAGTGCCCGTTCTGCGTCGGCTTCTGGGTCGGCCTGGCCGGGCTGGCCCTCCTGCTCCTGGCGGGCGGCCCCGGCGACGCGGCGGACTGGTGGCGCTTCCTGGCGGCCGCCTTCGGGGGGAACTACGTGGTGGGCCATGTGGCGAAGCGTCTCGACTGAGTTCCAGGGCTGGAGGCAGGCCCTGTCCGACCCGACCTGCTGGGCGGAGGTCGCCTGGCGGGTGGGCATGGCCGCCTGCTCGGCCGCGGGCGCGCTCCTGGCCTGGGGGTGGTGGCACGAGGCGTGGCTGTCCGTCCTGGTGCCCGTCCTGGTCGTCCTCCTGGTCGCCCTGGCGCGGCTCCGGCTCACAGGCCGACCGTAGGCCCACGGCCGGGCCAGGACGGTACCAGGGTCGCGCAGGGCCTAGGCCCTCCCGGACGCGGGGGCGGGGGCGATACCCCGGTGTCGTTTGGACCCTGCGTCGGAGAGCGGTACGTTTCTGGGCCACTCTCGGAGTGAGTACAGCTGAACTTTAGAGGCCCCCGGAGCGGTCGCTCCGGGGGCCTCGTCGAGGGTCAGATCTGGAGGGAGTCGACCGCCTCCTGCAGCGCCTCGCGGGCGGCCTCGGCCCAGTCCTCGTTCACTTCCTCGGTCCGGCCGGTGCCGTCGCAGGACGCGCAGTCCACGTCCTCGGGGTTGGTGTCGGTCCCGCCGCACTCCGGGCACTGCTCCTCGCCCTGGTCAGTGCCGTCGTGGAAGTCGCTGTCGCACTCGACCTTGCCCTCCTCGCAGTCCTCGCACTCGGCGTGGTACTCCTCGTCGGGGCTGTCGGCGTTCTCGATCTCCTGGACCCACTCCTCGGCGGAGTCGCGGTACTCGGCCGCCTCGGAGCCGTCCTGGAGCCCCTCGGGCATGTTGTCCACGGCCTCCTCGCGCTCGTCCAGGAACGCCTGGGCCTGCTCGGCCAACTCGTCGCGCAGGCTGTCGAAGTCCTCCTCGGCGGTGAACTCGTACGAGTTGACCGTCTCCCCCATGTCGTGCACCAGGCGGGCGGCCTCGGCGCGCACGCTGTTGCTGTACTCCCAGGGCTGCCAGGACGGGTGCTCGGGGTGCCGGTTCTTCTGCACGGAGCCGCGGCCGCCGGGCCGGACCGTGATGAACTTATACGGCTTGCCGACCAGGATCTCCCCGCCGTCGATCGCGCAGCCGGGGAAGTCGCACCGGAGGTTCGGCAGGGGCCGGGTCCGGTCCTGCACGGTCAGCGCGCGGCGGAAGGTCTTGCCCTTCTTGGTCTGCTCGGTGTAGAGGGCGTTGCCCTCCTCGTCGGTCTTCGGGACCATCGCGTAGCGCTGGCGGGCTCGGTCGACGGTGTTGACTCTGGGCATCTCGGTTTCCTCTCAGGCGTTCTTGGTGGCGGAGGACAGGTTGGTCATCGCCGCGCGCTTGGTCGGCGCGGAGAAGACGAGGTCGTACGACTGCGGCACGTCGGCCGGGTCGGCAACCGCGACGTGGGTCCACATGCGGCCGCGGCTCACGACGAAGCCCAGGAGGGCGTCGCCGTCGTAGACGGGGTACAGGTTGCGGCCCACGGGCTGCCCCTTGAGGGGGAAGCGGGGCGAGGTCAGGTTCTCGTTCATCGGTTTCCTCTCGGTCGTGCTGTTGGCAGAAGCATAACACGTCCAGGTCAGAAACGCAAGTCTTTGGCGAGGTTTTCCCGTCCGCCCGGGTCAGGCGGCGGGCCGGAGCACGACGACGGTGCTCCGCGTGTACACGCCGCCGCCCCGGTAGCCGGAGCACGTGACGAGCACGAGGCGGGGCGGGCCGGTCGGGGCCAGCAGGCCCGGGCGCCAGCCCGAGAAGGGGACCTGCCGGACGCTGGCCACGCGGTAGGGGCAGCCGGACACGTCGGCCCTCGCGCCGAGGGGAACGTCGGCCAGGTCGCCGAACTCGCCGCCGGTCCCCGCGACCGTGTGGCCGGTCAGGAGCGTGGCGCCGCGCCGGGCGCAGGCCGGTCGGCCCCACCAGCCCAGCACGGAGGCGTCGGCCGGGGGCGTGAGCACGCCGCCGACCGGCCGGACGGGCACCACGGGGGCGTCGTAGTGCCACAGCCTCAGCCGCTCCGGGGGGCGGCTGGACGGGGAGATGGTCGGGCCGCCCTGCGGCCGGGAGGTCGGCGCCTGCGGCCGCGACGGGGGCGCGGCCGCAGGCGCCTCGGAGGGCGCCCGCCCGGGGCCGTCCACGAGCCAGGGGAGGGCGGTCGTCAGCGCGACAGCCAGCCCGAGGGCGACGAGGAGACCGGGCAGGCGCCCCACCTCAGCGGCCCGCCTTCACGCGGCGCTGGTGCGCCAGGGTGAGGCCGGTGGCCGCGAGGACGCCGCCCAGGCACGCGCCCAGGAGGGCCAGGAGGCCGCCCCGGTCGTCGTGCCGCCCGCCCGCAGGGAGCCCGGCGTCCACCACGGTCGGCGTGCCCGGCGAGGCCGGGTGCTTCGGCGGCGGGTTGCCGTGCGGCGGGGGCGCGGGGCTGCAGTGCTGCGTGCAGCCCGGGGGAGGCGGCGGGTTGCAGCCGTCGCCCTGGCAGGGCGGCGGGGTGCAGCCGCCGGTCGCGGCCTCGATCGTGTACGGCACGTCGAGGGTCGGCTGGCCGTCGAAGGCGAAGCCCGCGTCGGCCGTGAACGTCGCCACGTGGTCGCCCACGGACTCGTCCAGGACGCCGCCGTTGGAGGTCAGCGCCGCGTGCTCGGCCGTGTCGGTGACCGTGCTGGACGAGTCGCAGTCGGCGGCCGTGTCCAGGTCGACGGTCGCGCTGGCCTCGCCCGGAGGCTGGGCGCAGGCGTCCTGGCTGCCGGACTCGGTGAAGGTGTAGCCCTTCTCGCCGGTCGGGTCGTCCCACGCCGTCACGGTGACCGTGAAGGTGTGGCCCTCGGTGTCGTCCCAGGGGTAGTCCTGGCTGAACGAGCCGGTGAAGTCCTCGTCCGTCACGGCCGCGCCGTCCACGACGACCGTGACGTGGTTCGTCCCGGCCGCCTCGCCGTGCTCCCGGTGGAACCACGAGGCCCGGCCGTTGCCGTCCGAGGTCGAGAACGTCCCGAACGTCCCCTGCTCGGGGCCTCCATTGTTGTCGTGCTCGTGCCAGGTGCCGCGCGCGTCGGTCGGCCAGTCGGGCGGGCCGTCGAACGACCCCTGGTCCTTGTTCGGGGACCAGTTGTACCAGACGTTCGGACCGGCCTCGCCGGTCCGGTAGTTGCTCAGGGCCACGTGCAGGCCCTGGCAGTCCGCGCTCACCTGAGGGGTGTGCGCCGACGCCGCGACCTGGGTCGCGGCCACCAGACCGAGCGACACCAGGGCGGCCGCCAGGGCGGTCGCGAAGATGCGTCTCATTTCCAGGGTTTCCTCTCGTCGCCGGTTGCGCCCGTCCCCACGGACGGACCGGCGGTTGGATCGTACCACGTGCGGAAGCAGGACGCAGCGGAACAGCGGAACCGCTTCACCAGCGGTCGGGCAGGCCGCTCGTGTTGGCCCCGTGGTGGTGCCAGATCCAGGTGACCTGGGGCACGTGGAGGATCCTGGCGCCCGCGGCCAGGCAGCCCAGCGTGAAGCGGTAGTCCTCGCCGGAGACGTAGGCCCCGCCCCCGTTCGGGTCCGGCTCGGGCTCGCCGCCGAAGCCCACTGACTGCGCGAGGTCGGTCCTCACCAGGGTCGTGATGGTCGTCTGGTGCGGGGCCGCGTCGTCCCAGGGCTGGCCGAAGAACTGCCACATGGGGTCGAGGCCGCCGCTGACCTCGTACCAGGAGTACACGTAGTCGGCGCCGGACTCCTCGGCCGCGCGTGCCAGCGTCTCCAGGTGCCAGGGCTTCATCTCGTCGTCGTCGTCCAGGAAGGCCACCCAGTCGGTAGCGACCTTCTCCAGGCCGCGCTGCCGGGTCGCCGCCGCGCCCTGCCGGAACTCGTCGAACTCCACGACCACCTCGCTCGGCGGGAGGGTCTGCGCCCGGATGCTGGCCAGGGCCCGCTCCAGCATGCCGCCGTGGTCCCCGCGGACGGGGATCGACGGCGTGACCGTCGTGATCACCCGGCCCTCATCTGCCAGTGGGCGTCGCCCTGGTCCTGCAGCAGGTCCTCCAGGTCCCCGCGGGCGACCCAGAAGTCCTTGTGCACGTCGAGGCTGCCGTCCGGCTCGCCCCACCAGCACCGGGCCAGCACGCGGTCGCTGCTCACGCTGTAGCCCCGCACGGCCCACTCGTGGCCGCCCGCGACGCCCCCGCCCGGCCGGACCACCGGCAGGCCGTAGTAGGACCTCCAGCCGGTGAACATGTCGTCGTACCAGGCGGTCCCGACGTTGACCACCTTGCCGGTCATGACGTTCGCGACCACCTCGTCGGCGCCCCCGAAGATCCACTGGTACTGGCCCCCGGCGCCGAGGTGCTGCGCGGTCTTGCACGCGGCGAGCCCGGACGAGCCCGTGTCGTCGGGCGGGTACTGGCCGGGGAACTCGTCGTGGGCCGTCTCCCACCCGTAGGCCAGCATCGCCCACCCCATGCTCAGCCGGACGCCCGCCAGCCGGTTCCCGGCCGCGTTGAGTTGCACGGCCTTGGCGCACACGGTGCAGTTGCCGACCGTCTGGTTGGGGTTGGGCGACGGGTCGTAGACCCGCACCCGCCTGTCGACCCAGGCCGACCTGTCCACGCCCGCCACGAGGGCGAACGACCGGCTCCGCTCGTCGTGGTCGACGTGGCGGCCCAGCCGCGGGTCGCTGCTCGGGATCAACTCGACTCGCTTGGCCACGGCCCGGCCTCCCTCAGGTTCGACTCCAGCGCCGGGGTCAATGCTAACCCCACGCTGACCGAGAAGCCCTCCTTGACCCGGAACAGCGCCTCCGGGGTCAGCCCCCAGTCGTAGGGGTCGCCTTCTGCACGAGGCCCAGGCCGGGCCAGATCTTCACGCACGCGTACTCGCTCCCCTCGTCGTGCACCCTGTCGGCCAGGCCCTTCAGGTGCTCCATGATCGTCGGCCCCGGGTAGTCGTTCCAGAGCAGGTGGTACGACGTGCGCAGGTCCTCGACGAAGTACAGGCCGCCGGGCTGCAGGTGCGGCCACAGCAACTCGAACGACCGGATCGTCTTCTCGCTCTCGTGCGAGGCGTCGTCCACCACCACGGTCAGGCCTCCCGGCGCCAGGTCGGCCGCCGCCTGGACGGCCGCCGGGTCGTCCTGGGGGCCGTGGACGAACAGGGTCCCGGCCACGGGCTCCTTGTGCTCGATGTCCAGGCCGATCACGACCCAGGAGGGGGGCAGCCAGCGCCGCCACATGGCGGTCGACGCGCCGTCCAGCACGCCGAGTTCGAGGAGGACCCCGCCGCCCGGCCGGTCCAGCCGGGAGATCTCGTCCTCGTAGTGCGGCAGGTAGGTGTGCGGGTGCGCCTTGTCGGTGCCGGACACCTCGCCGACCCGCTGGAGCCTCACGGCCGCGCCCAGCAGTAGGCGTCGCCCGGCGGGTAGCGGTAGTGGACCTCGCTCTCGGAGAACCGGGCCTCCAGGGCGACCTTCAGGTCGGTCGGGTTCACGTTCGCGTAGTGCTCGCCGTCCGCGGGCAGGGGCGCGCCGGTCGCGCCGTGCACCGGCCTGTCCGTGCTGGCGCACGTGGCCAGTAGCACGCCGTCCGGGGCCAGCGCCGCGCGCATCGTGTCCAGCACGTCCCGCCACTCGGCGACGTGCTCGAAGACCTCGGTGGCCATCACGATGTCGTACAGCCGGTCCGGGCGCCACAGCCTCGCGTCGGCCACGATGTCGGCGTTCTCCAGGTCCAGGGTGGTCACCCGCGCGCCCCCGAGCAGGTCGTGGACGGAGCCGTTGACGTGCTGCCCCCCGACGTCCAGGACGGTCGCGCCGGGGCCGACCGTCGTGCCGCTCGCCTCCAGCATCAGGCCGAAGCCCTCGTGCGCCTCCGGGTGCACGTCAGTCGCGCCTGTAGATGGTCGTGTGGGCCTCGCCCAGGTCGACGGACCCCGGCGGGGTGTAGTAGTACGTGGCCAGGCTCCGCCTCAGGTGGCCGTCCGTCACCGGGTCCGGGTGCCCGTGCCAGGAGGCGTTGCCGCACTCGAACAGCACGGTGCGGTTCCACCGCGGCTCGACCGCGACCCCGCGGTCGGCGCCCAGGTAGAGGCAGCCGCCCCAGTCGCAGTGCCAGGTGTGGTTGAGGTACGTGAGGAGGTTCAAGCGTCGGACGCGGCCGTCCGGGTGGTAGTTGAAGTCGACGTGCATGCCCAGGCGGCCGCCCTCGCCCGTCTCGTGCATGCCCCCGCCCAGCGGGTCGCTCGTCAGGTCCGCGATCCCCGTCATGGCGGTGAGCGCCTGGGCGAGGCCGTTGGCGTGCCGGAAGAACTCCGTGACGGCCGGTCCCCACCAGCCCGGATCGTCGATCGCCTTCTTGCCCCGCTCCTCGGGGTCGGCGTAAGTCTTCCAGGACATGCTGTCCGGCTCCGGGAACTCCCGGCGGGCGGCCTCCAGGAGGTCGTCGTTCCACAGGCCGTCGACGACGGCGTGCGGGAACGGGTCGGCGCGCCAGTTCTCCGGCGCCAGCAGGTCGTCGCGGTAGGCCACGTACCGGGTCTCCTCTGTCGTCATCCCCACTTCCTCTCGTAGCGCAGGCGGTCTTCCGCCGCGACCTCGGCCAGGACCCCGACCGTCGTGCTGTCCGGGTGCCGGTGCTCCACGTCCCGCCCGTGCGCGAAGGCGACGCCGCCCGCGGCCTCGGCCTGGCGCTGGAGGTCCGTGTCGCCGTACCACCACCGGAACTGCTCGTCCAGGCGCAGGCCCCTGTCGCCGTCGAGGACGAACGCGTAGCCCGCCATGCGGTCGTCCCACGGCCGGAGCACGCAGCCCGCGGCCGCCCCCTTGTCGCGCATCGCCGCGGTGACGCGGCCGAACCAGTCGTCCGGCACGATCGCGTCGTCGTTGAGGACCGCCACGTCGTAGTTGCTCTGGAAGTAGTTGTGCGCGTTGGAGAGCCCCATGTTCCACATGGTCGAGATGTTCGGGACCTCGGCGTAGTAGGGGATCATGGCCACCGCCAGCCACGCGGGCCGGTCGCGGAACGCCTCCCAGGCGTACTCGGGCTCGCCGTGCGCGACGACCACGAGCAGGTCCACCTGGGGCGCGATCGCCGCCACGCAGTCCGCGTAGTCCCTGGGCCGGTCGTGGGTGCAGACGACCGCGGCGGCGCCCCTCACGTGAGTTGCCTCCGGCGCCAGGCCCGCTCCCACGCCTGAGCCCAGCGCTCGGCGTTGCCCTCGATGGTGTAGCCGGTCGCGGCGGCCGCGGTCTGGAACCGCATGTCCCGGGCGTACGCCGGGTCGGCCGCGAACCGCTTGCCCGCCTCGTACCACTCGGAGGGGGTGCTGGCCAGCGTGACCGGGAAGCCCTCGCGCCTCAGGAGCCGGTGCGGCGGGTTGTCCGGCGCGACGCTCGGCGCGCCCATCGCCGCGGCCTCCAGGACCTTCAGGGTGCTCTTGGCCCTGTTGAACGGGGTGTCCGTCAGGCCGACCAGCATGAGGTCCAGGTTGCTCAGCGCGGTGTAGTAGGGCGGGCCGAACCGCTGCGGAGGCAGGGAGCGGTCGAGGTCGACGCCCCACTCCTCGGCGATGCCCTCCGGGTCGGTGATGCCCATCACCTTGCCGCCGTTGTCCTTCACGGCGAGGGCCGCGGGCGCGCTGACCTTGCAGTCGCCCGGGTGCGTCCTGGTGAAGCCCGACCAGCCCGCGTAGAAGGCGTCGTCCTCGCGCTCCGCGTGCGGGAGTTCGAGCGCCGCCTGGGGGACGAAGTTCGGGATGACCTCGGTCCGGGCGTGCTGCTTGCCGTAGTGCCTCGCCAGGTAGTCGGTCGTGACGGTCACCAGGTCCGCCTCCCGGGCGGCCGCGTCGCACGTCCTCCAGTGCTGCTTGCCGTCGCCCCCGCCGTTCCACGAGGACCAGGCGTAGTTGTCCCTGTCGATGCACCACATCGCGTCGTCGAAGTCGATCACGGTCGCGGCGCCCTGCTCGCGCGCCCAGCGGGCCACGTGGAACTGGCCCATCGACCCGGTGCGCTGCATGACCAGCACGTCCGGGACCTCCAGGCCGCGCACGCCGACGAACCTGTCCGTGCCCTGCTCGAACCCCGCCTGCACGGTCGCGGGCTCGTAGATCGCGACCTCCCAGTCCGGGCGCGCCAGGGCGACCGCCTGGGCTGGCCAGATCAGGCGGTAGTACCCGCACCCGCCCTTGTCGGCGGGGACGACCGCGACCCTCACGGCGTCGCGTTGTCTTGGTCGGACTTCTTGATGAGGTCCTTCAGGTCGGTGGTCTTGTCGCGCAGGAACGGGACGGCGTTGGCGGCCCGCGCCCACGCCTGCTTCAGCGTGACCTTGGTGAAGGCGGTGTTGTCGTTGGTCCGCACGCTGACCTGGGTGGCCAGGAGGTCCTGGTTCCCGGCCGCGACGACCTTGGCCACGTCCGCGGCGAACTGCCGCTTGGAGGCGTCGCTCCAGTCCTTGTACTCCATCGTCTCCTGCTCCTTGTGCTTGACGTACGCGGCGAGGTTGAAGCGGGGGTAGGGCTCCGGCGGCCACGGGGCCGGGTCGCAGCCGGGGGCGTGCAGGCCGGACAGGCCCTGCGCGCGGTTGTGCGCGTCCTGGATCTGCGAGGAGGCGACGATGCGGCCCTGGGTGGACAGCCCGCCGTCGACGTAGACGCCGACCGGGACGGCGAAGTGGTGGCCGTCCGCCGGGGCGGTGAATCCGTGGTGGTGCCAGTCCGGGGGGTCCGCCCAGGTGCCGGTGTGCCTCCACCAGCACCAGAAGCCGTGCGCCCTCAGCCACCGCTCGGCGACCCGCGGCTCCAGGCCGAAGATCCACACGTCGCTGCACGCGTCCTTGTCGTGCGTGCCCGCGCTCGGGGGCCAGCCGACGTGGTAGGGCGGCTGGATCACGTGGAGGGTCGCGCCGGGGTGGTCCCTGGCCAGTTCCTCGAACAGCCAGGCCATGTGGCACACGGTCCTGAACGAGCCGGTGAACCGGCGGCCGTCGCCGCAGATGAGGTCCGACGAGCAGCGCCTCGTGGCCGGGGGTGGCTTGGACCAGTCGATCCTCCGCCGGAGCGGGTAGGTCAGTACCTCCACGTCACGCCGCCCGCTGGCGCCTGATGCGGCGCCGGTCCGCGGGGGTCGTGCCGCCCCAGACCCCCTCCAGCCCCGTCTGGGACAGGGCCCACTCCAGGCAGGCGGGCTGCAGGGGGCACGCCCGGCAGAGCGCCCTGGCGCGGGCGATGTCCCCGGCGAAGGTCTGGGTGTAGTCGGGAGGGAAGAACAGGGGCGACTTGTTCGTGCATTCGAGGACCTGCTCCGTGTGCCTCCACGGGGCGGTCGCGGCCTGGTTCAAGGGGGGCCTCCGGGCGTCGGTTTTGGCCGATCATACCCCGGGCCGGGAGGGCCGCGCTCACTTCAGCCACTCCGGGTGCTCCAGCGTCCACCCCACGGTCTTGGCCAGGCTGCTCCACAGGGGGATCGGGGGCTCCCACCCGATCTCGCCCATCTTCCTGCCGTCCAAGGCGTAGCGCAGGTCGTGGCCGGGTCGCGACGAGTGGAAGTCCGCCAGGTCGTAGTCCAGGTCGCGGCCGACGAACCGCGCGATGTTCCTCGCCATCGTCAGGTTGTCGACCTCCTGCTCGCCGACGATGTGGAAGCGGTACGGCCGCGAGCCGCCGTGGCTGTAGCGCAGGCTCTCCTCGATGTCCGGGGCGTTGACGAACCCCCTGTCCAGCGAGCGGGCCACCCAGTTGAGGACGTGCAGCACGCCGTCCGCCTGGTTGCGGGCGTGGAGGTAGAACCGGCTGCCGGGCTCGCCGTCCTTCGACGCGTGCAGGGTGACCCTCTCCCCGGCCAGCACCCTGCGGATGACCAGGGGCACGAACTTCTCGGCGTCCTGCGTCTCCCCGATGATGTTCATGGTGTTGGTGAGGACCAGGGGCAGGTCGTACGTCCGCCAGTAGGCGAAGGCGATGTCCTCCTGGGCGGCCTTGCTGGCGCTGTACGGGTTGCTGGGCAGGTGCAGGTCCCGCCACTCCTCGTGCGCGGTGCCCGGGGCCGCCGGGCCGTAGACCTCGTCGGTGGAGATCTGCACGACCGCCGCCGGGCCGCGGCCGACGTCCTGCCGCCACCGCGCCCAGTCCAGCAGGTTGGTGACGAGGGCCACGTTGTTCTGGATGAACGGGCCGGGGTGCGTGATGCTCCGGTCCACGTGGCTCTCGCTCGCGAAGTTGATCACGTAGTCGATGTCCCCGAACCGCTCGTCCGTGACGAGGCTGACGGAGCCCGCCGCCAGGTCGCAGCGCACCACGTCGACGCGGTGCGCGGCGTCCGGCATGTCGTCCATCGCCAGGCGGATCCGGTCGGCCAGGCCCTTGTGCTGGAAGGTCACGGGCGCGACGACCTCCCAGTCCGTCTTGGCCAGCAGGTGCCTCAGGGCGTGGGACCCGACGAACCCCCCGGCGCCGGTCAGCAGTACGCGCTTCACGGGATCTCCCTCGTGGTCCGCTCGCAGCGGAAGTAGGTCTTCGGCCGGTCGGTGGCCTTGAACGCCCTGTGGCCGACGAGGCGGCACAGCCAGAACCGGCAGGTCACCGTGGAGTTGGCGGCGAGGAGGAGCGCCGCGCTCTCCAGGCTCAGCACGGGCTCGTCGCTCAGCGGGTCGTCCGGGTCGCGCCTCAGCATCTCGACGCGCACGTCGTGCGCGGTGCCTCCCACGGAGACGCGGGCGCCGCCCCGCTGCCGCAGTTGCTCGATCACGTCCATCCTGCTCAGTCCTTCCTGTAGCGCTTCAGGACGGCGATGCTCGCGTCCATCGGCATGTCGGCCGCCCACTCCGGCGGGGTCCTCATGATCTGCCGCATCCTGTTCAGTCGCTCCTGGTCGAGGTCGTCGGCGTCGGCGATAGCCTCGTCGTGGACGTGCCCGACCAGGAGATAGCCCTCGTCCTCCAGGCGGAGCATCGCGTCGGCCAGCATGTCCCTGGCGACGGCCTGGGTGACGTTCTCGGCCAACTTGCCGCCGTACGTCTCCTCCGGCTTGCCGACCCCGGTGGTGTACTCCAGGACCCAGCGCTCCGCCTTCTCGCCCGTCTCCTCGTCCACGACCTTGGTCTTCTTGTACCGCTTGACGTTCCGGTACATGAGGCGCCGCCTGGACGGCAGGACGATGACTCGCCACGAGCCGTGGACCTCGACGGACAGGTGCTCGCCGACCCGGCCCCCGGTCCAGAACTTCTTCTGGAGGTCGTACCAGAACGCCACGATGTTCTCGTTGGCGGCCCGCCAGGCGTTGACTACCTCCATGATCTGCGTGTCGCACCTGTGCGTCCCGCCGGACCGGCGCCGCTCGGCCGTGTGCTCGGCGAGGTCGGTCGCGATGGTGGCCCGCTGCTCGGCCAGGGTCCAGCCCTCGCGCTTGGCCTTGCGCTCGATGCGTCCCAGGTGCTCCTGGAACGCCTCCTGGCACACGTCGCCGAGGCCGTCGTCCGGCATCTCCGCGATCACCTTGCCAGCGTCGAACCTGTTGTCCTCGGGGATCCACTTGCCAGCGTTGGGTCCGTCCGCCACGACGACGGCCTTCTGCACCTTGACGTCGCACGGGCAGCGGCGGCCGCCGTAGCCCATCTTGCGGTACGTGCCCGCGCTGCCCTGGTAGCCGGAGGCCAGGACCGCGATCTTGCCCTGCTGCCTGGTCATGCCGCCCATGCGCTCGGCCGTCGTGACGTAGATGTCCTCGTCGCGCCTGAACGCCTCGGCGACCCAGCCCTCACCGGCCAGCCAGGCCAGCACGCGGGCCTCGATCGCGCTGAAGTCGCTCGTGGCGATGGGGCCGGTGAACAGCGGCCGCACGGCCCGCTTCAGGTTCTCCTGGCTCTGGGGCAGACCGGCCAGGATCGCCCGGAGGGCGCACTCCTCCCAGTCCTCGTCGTAGTCGCCCGTGACCTCGTTGGTGAAGGCGAGGCGGGGCATGTTGTGCACCTGGACGCCCTTGGCCGCCCAGCGGCCGGTGTGTGCGCCGTGGTACACGAACTGGCCGCGCAGGCGGCCGTCCGAGGACGCCCCGCGCAGGGCGGCCTCGAACTTGCGGTGCGCGACCAGCGCCAGTTCCTCCCGGGCCTCCAGCACGGCGCGGGCCGCGGGGGGAGTGGACGACATCTCCAAGTACTCGGAGACGGTCGTGGCCCGGAGGTTCGGCATCCCGGGGCAGCCGTTGTCCCGCAGCCACTCCAGCATCTGCGCGGTGCTGTTCGGGTTCTCGATCCCGGTGTCGCGGGTCACGCGGCGGGACAGGTCCTCCGTGTTCGCGTGGGCCAGCGCCCGGGCCTTGCTGGCCAGGTCCAGGTCGACCCTCATGCCGCGGTCGTTGATGCGCTGGTCCAGGTTCCACACGCGGCGCTCGAAGCCGTCCCTGGGCCACCCCTTCAGCATGGGCCGGGCCTGCTGCATGGTGCTCACGTCCTGACCGCAGTACCGGCGGAAGTCGGCCCACTCATCGGGCCTCTCCTCGGGCATCACGCGGCGGCCGCGGTACGGCTTGCTGAACAGGTTGATCAGCCTCGTGCCCGCGCTGTCCTTGGGGTCGACCCTGACGGCGCGGGCCAGGGAGTCCAGGCTCCGGGGCAGGCCCTTCTGGGCCGCCAGGGCGGCGGTGTCGAACCAGTGCTCGGGCGGCAGGTACTCGCCCACCGGCAGCCCGGCGTAGGCGCTGAAGCACACCCGCTCGAAGCCCGCGTTGTGGGCGACTTTGGTCACGTCCGGGTCCCACAGGCCGGGGATCTCCCTCAGCCGGTCCTGGAACTCCTCGTACGAGTCCCAGACCTCGACGGGCGAGCCGTCGAGGGACCACCCGCACATGATGATCTGGAACGACGGGTCCTCTACGTAGGCGTAGACGTTCGCCTTCTTGAGTTCGACCTCGGAGTACGTCTCGATGTCGATGTCCAGGACAGGCACGTCAGCGTCCGATCATCGTGTCCGGGTGCGGCGCGGCCTCGGGCTCGCGCCAGAGGTTCTTCTCCTCGTCCCAGACCCGTCCGCTCGGCGTCACCTTGACCAGGCCGTCCGGCTCGGGGTCGACGCTCAGCCGCCACTTCCCGGAGACTCCCGCCTCCTCCGCCAGGGCGATGAAGCAAGGCACGCACACCAGGTCGTCGTACAGGGCGTCCCCGTTGATGTCGTTGCCGCGCATCACGAGATTCCACAGCGGTGACGGCGCGAACCACACGACGTTTGGACCCCCGCAGCGGTGGCAGTCCTCGTGAGGCGCGGCGCTGCTCACAGCAAGTCCGCGTCCTCGGGCGCCAGGACGGGCTCGGCGCGCCGGAGCACGCCCTTGTACTCGCCCTTGTACCCGTCGTCGGCCACCTGCTCGTCGGTCAGGGTGCGGAGCACCGTACCCTCGAACTCCCGGTCGTGGACGATGTTGCCGGGCAGGACCACCCGGTCGCCCCGCCCCAGGGGCCGGTCGCCGTCCCACGTGTAGGTGTAGGCCCGGCCCTCCTCGACCTCTACTCGAACGTACTGCACGGCCACGGCGTCTCTCCTCTCGGTTCGGGGGGAGACAAGCGCCGCGCGGGCGGGGAGGAAACCGAAACCACCCGGCCGCGCGCGGCGCTTGCCCCCAATGATAGCACGCCTGCCGCGGGCCGCGCTACCGGGTACTGCTCACAGCAGGGACTCGTCGCCGCCCTCGTCGGGGATCGCCTCGAAGTCGTCCTCGGCCTTGCGGCCGCCGCCGCCCAGCGACTCGCCCTCGCCCGTGTAGACCTGGACGTTGCCCAGGCCGAACGAGATGCCCTTCTTCTCGTCGCGCTTGTACGCGAACGCCTGGAGGGACACCCGGGCGTGGACCCCGCTGTAGACCTCGCTCTGGTCGATGATGGGCTCCACGTTGCGGTCCACGATCTTCGGCGGGAAGTCCTCGGTCGCGTTCACGGTCATGTAGTAGCACCCCGCGCGCTCCGGGTAGTCCTCCGCCGTGCCGTCCTCGTCGCCGTCCTTGATGATGGACGGCGCCAGGCCCCGCTGGCCCAACTTGGGCTCGCCGGACTTGATGCCGAACAGGCTGGCCGCGTTGTCCTTGAGGCACTTCGCCTCCAGGCGCCGCAGCGTCTTGATCGTCTTCTCGTCGCCCTTGTCGATCAGGAGCATGACGCTGTACTTCGGGTCCTGCCCCTCGCGCCTGCGCGGCTTGAAGAGGAAGGGGAAGGACAGCCGGACCTTGCCGGTCGTCATCCTCAGGTCGTCGTCGCTCATCTCTGAACCTCTCTATCTCTGTCCATCACTCCTCCGGGTCCTCCCGGAAGTCTGTCTCCGCCTGGGAGAGGCTGGTCACGGCCTCCCGGCGGTCGTCCTCGGGCACCAGGCTCGGCGAGCCCGGGCTGCGCACCAGGAGGTCCCCCAGGACCGCCACCAGGCGCTCGGCGCCGACCAGGCGCTCCAGGGCGCTCAGGGTCTGCGTGTCCTCGCGGGCCACCTTGGAGCGGCTGAACCCCGCCGCCACCAGGCGGTCGATCGCGGCCGCCTTGTCCTTGATGGTCCGCTTGCCGCCGGACATCACGACCTTCAGGCCCGGCAGCCGCGCGCCGTACGAGTACGCCTGCCTCAACGCCTCGGCCTCGACGGCGTTGCACCAGTCGCGGATCTCCTTGAGCCGCCGCACGGCGTCGGCCAGGTCGTCCTCGTCCATCAGGTCCGGGTCGCCGAAGTCGCGGCGCGTCACCCAGGCCGCGCGGGCCTTGCAGACCCCGGCCGCCGGGCACCACCGGCACTGCGCGTCGCCGGGCACCAGGCGGGCCTCCGGCATGCTCGTCTCGGCCACGACCGGCAGGACCACAGTCTCTCGCCAGCCCTTCAGGTCGTCGGCCGACAGGCTCCACCGCGAGATCCCGCCCGCCCGCGGCTGCACGACCACCAGGTCCACGTCCTCGATGGTCCCCAGCAGGTCCATGAGTTCGAGGGCGCCCAGGCCGTACAGCATCACCTGCGGGTTCCGCTCGACCTCGACCACCACGCCCCTGCCGAACTTGTAGTCGACCACGGCGATGCGCCGGATGCCGACCAGGATCGCGTCGGCGGTGCCCCAGGAGCCGGGCACGGCCGGGTCCACGCGGCGCTCCAGGAGCACCTGCACGGGGCCGTCCTCGGCCAGGTCGGAGTGGATGTCCTGGAGCACGGTGACGTACTCCCGGGCGCCCTCCTCCATCTCCTCCACGTCGTCGCCGTGGGCCTCGGCCTGCCGGAGCCAGGCGGCCTTGTGCGTCAGGTAGTCGCGCTCGTCCATGAGGTCGAACGCCCTGGACGCCTCCAGGTAGGCCAGCGTGTGTGCCCTGGTCCCCTCCTCCGCGAAGACGCTGCCGCTGTCGTCGGACCGCTCCAGGCTGTCGGACAGCCTGACGGACCCGGGGCAGGCGAGCCAGCGCTCCGCGGACGAGGGGGACAGGTGGGCGTGCGCCCGGCCGTGGTCGCTCACGAGCCGGAGTCGGCTGCCTTCAGCAGGTCCACGTAGACCCGCAACTTCTCCGGGTCGTCGATCTTGCTCGCGGCCGGGTAGCCGACCTCGGCCAGGGCGCCGACCACCACGTCGCGGCGCTTCTCGGCCAGCAGGTCGCTGGTCAGCGCGTGGGCCTCGCTCCTGAGGGCCTCGAACCCGTCGTCCTCCGGCTCGGCCTCCGGCTCGGCCTCCGCGGGCTCGTCCTGGGCGGCCACGGTCGCCGGGGGCTCGGGCGCGGCGGCCTTCTTGGCGGCCGCCTTCTTGGCCGGTGCCGCGGCCGCCTTCTTGGCGGGCGCGGGGGCCGGGGCGGCTTCGCCCAGGAGCGCCCGGAGCACGCCCTTGTCCTCGTCGGACAGCGGGGTGTCCGTGTCGATCTCGATCTTCATGCGACGGTTTCCTCTCTCGGTACCATCTCTTGCATCGCTGGACATTCGCCAGCGATCATACCGCGCCCGCCGTCAGGGCGTCGGCTGCTGCTGGTCCGCCTTGTCGTGGTCGACGGTGTTCATCGACATGGCCACCACCCAGGCTACGAGGATCACGGCGTAGGCGACGACCCGGCGGGCCGTCGTCACGTCGAGCACCGTCACCAGGACGACCCCCGCCACCAGGGCGGCGAAGATCAGGGCGTTGGCCAGCCGGAACGCTGACTGCTCGGTCATCTCTCTGTCCTCTCTGCGACCCAGGCGTCCACCTGGGCGCGGTCCCACAGCAGGTGTACCTCGACCCCCGCCGCGTTGATCTCGGCGTGCCTGACCCTCTGGATCGGCCGGACCTCCCCGCCGTCCGTCTTGGTCTCCACCACGTAGACGGTGCCGTTGAGGAACACGATCCTGTCCGGCACCCCCGCGGTCGGGGTGGGCGGCCACTTGTAGCACTGCCCGCCCGCCTCGCGGACCTTCTCGACCAGGCGCCTCTCGACGCTAGTCTCGCGGGCCATCGTACGCCGCGCTCTCGATCTGGTAGGTTAGTTCGCGGAGCAGGGGTCGCTCGCGGAGCCACTGCTCGTAGCCGACCCGGCGCACCCAGTCGTCGTGCTCGTGCATCGCCTGCTCCAGGCCGACGCTGGCCATGTCGCCCGTGTGCTCGTCCCCGGCGAAGTGCCGGAGCGCCCAGGAGAACTCCAGGCGGGGCGCCCGCCGGAGCAGGAACGCCCTGACGTTGGCCTTGTACCGCCTGGACATCTCCGGCAGCCACAGCCACTCGCCCTCCCCGGTCTTCCACCAGGTCCCCTGGTCGATGGTCATCGTGAGGCCCATGCACAGCAGGCGGTCGACCTCGGCGGGCCGCTCGTCGCGGTGCGTGGGCAGGTAGGCCCCGTTGTCGAACTCCCAGGGCGGCGGCCAGCCTCTCGCTCTCAGCATGTCGGTCCCCTCTCAGTGGTGGTGGATGAAGTACCGGAGGTCGGCGTCGGGGCAGGGCTTGCCCTCCTGCGTGTCGTTGAGGGACGGGTAGCCGTACTCGCGGCAGTGGTTGGTGCTGGCGGCGCCGCCGATCCAGGCGAACGCGGCGACCACGAACCAGAGCGCGAGGCCCGCCGTCACGGCCACGGGGACCATCGTCGGGTTGTTCTTCGCGGCCAGGAACCCGAACCCGAGGGGCAGGGCGAAGAACAGGACCCAGATCACGACGACCTCGGGACGAACAGGTGGCACCCGTGGCGCCTGGCGTATGCTCGCGCCCAGGGCGCGTACCGCGCCTTCTCGGCCCGGTTCCGGTGCTTGACGCCGAACAGGCCCCAGTAGAACGCGAGGTCCAGGAAGTAGGCGTGGTCCCGGGCCGACCGGCAGTAGACGACCGGCGCCTTCGAGTGCGCCGTGTCTTCACGCAGGAACCTGCGCGCGAACCGGGCCTCGCCCCTGGTGTTGGACACGCTCTTGTAGAGCCTGAACCCGTTCACCTCGCACTTGTTCTCCCGGAACACGTACGGCGAGTCGAGGATCTCCTCGGGGTCGATCGGGTCGCCCAGGTGGACGTAGTAGTTGGTGGTGCCCCGGGGGTCGCAGCGGCCCGGGCCCACGTAGGACGTGTCGGCCCCCGCGGGGGCGGCCGGGGCCAGGGCCAGGGCCAGCGCCAGCGCCAGGGCGGCGGTGCGTCTCATGTCAGGCTCTCCTTGCGCAGGATCTTGGGCGTGGTCTTCGGGACGGCGAGGGTCTGCCGCGTCTCGCCCTTGGTGTAGAGGTTCCACGCGAACAGGTACAGGCGCACCGTGTCCGTGCGGATGGACCTCCCCCGGTTGCCGGACTTGTCCCGGTCCATGCGCTCCAGCCGCTGCCGGAGGAGGGCCGCGGGGTGGCCGTGCGTGGTGGCGACCCCGGTCACCAGCACCTCGTCGAACGGGGCGGGGGCGAAGGGGTCGCCCGTGGTCAGCGCGACGGCGAACGAGGCGGTGGCGATGGCGGACTCCGACCCGCGGAACGCGCGCCTCGCCCGGTTCCCCACCTGGCGGGCCTCCTGCAGCATCCCGTTGTGGGCGGCCACGAAGTCCAGCAACTCGGCGCTGGTCAGCATCTTGCCGGAGTCCCCGGCGAAGTCGTTGAGGTACCAGTGGTAGGTGCCTGCGATGGTCGCGATCTGGGAGCCGTTGAGGTAGCCCGCCAGGGTGAGCACGTCGCCGCCGGACCGCTTGATCCCGTTGTCCAGGGTGGCGGTCACGGCGTCCGTGACCCCGCGGACCACGTAGAACCACTGGCTCGTGCCGGACAGGGCGACGCCCCTCAGCCGGTGCTGGCCCTGGATCATCTCGCCGCGCTCGTTGAAGGCCAGGGGCGAGTGGGCCTGGCTGCACAGCCACGTCCCCTCACTCATGTCCTTGGCGTACAGGGCCGCGACGGCGGCCCTCACGTTCCTCTGGTGCTCTGGCACCTTCTTCAGCCAGGCCGCGGCCGTGGCCGGGTCGACCAGGACCTTCTCGATCTTCTCGCTCATGTCGGTTTCCTCATCTCTCGCTCGCGCTCGTCCGAGCGGGCGGCCCGGGGTCCGCGCCCCGGCGCGGGCGGGGGATGCCCGCTCGGGGGTGCCGGGGCGCGGACGTCTCAGGCTGCCTGCTCGGCCGCCTTCTTCTCGCGGGCCACGTGCGCGCGGATCGAGGGCAGGCTGTTCTTGCCCTGGAAGCCGCACAGGCACTCGTACTTGTCGCCGTCGAACGAGTCGTCGACGACCGGCTTGACCGCGTGCTCCACGGGCGCCGCGGCCTGGGCCTCGGCGGCCGCCTCGCGCTCGGCCTGCTTGGTGCGCGCCGCCACGTCGGCGGACGCCTCGGCGGCCTTGCGGGCCTTGCCCTTGCCGGGCTTGGGGGCCTTGGCGGGCGCCTTGCGGACCTTGGCGGCCAGCGAGGGGTACTCCTCGCGGGTGTCGGCCAGGGCCCGGTCGACCTTGCCCTTGAAGCGGCTCAGGGCCGCGTCGTAGTGGGCCTTGGCCTTGGCCGCGGTGGCCTTCGAGGCCCCGCGCAGGGCACGGTAGAGGACGTTGCGGCAGTGGCACTGGCCGTTGCTGTCGCGGTCCTTGCTCTTGCAGTGCGGGCACGGCTTGAGGCCGGTCCGGGGGCGTCCGATGTTGCTCATGGCTCCTCGTTTCCTGGTTGAGGTCTTGCGTCGGTTTCGGTGCGGGGCCCGGCGGGGCGGGGAGTCTCGGGCACCCGCCCCGCCGGGGTCTGGTCAGGCAGTGGCGACCTCCCGGGCGAGGGCGACTGCGCCCTGGATCAGGTCGTCGCGCTGCAGGTACGCGCGGTTGAACTTGGACTCGGCCT